AACCAGCTATCAGGTCTGCCAACTGCGCACGGAGGTTTTTCAGCTCTGCTTCCCGGTCCTCAATCTCAGACTGTAAGTCCTCAATCGCTGCCAGCCGGTCGGCTTCTTTCGATTCCGCCATCTGCTCGTTGGTCATGAAGTACACGCCGTCCTCCGGCTCGGTCACACCACCGAATCTGTCAAGGTTAATCATCTTTTGGTCTCCCTCTCTTGCGTCTCTCTTTGATTTGCAGTGCGCTGTACCACTGGTCTTTGTCGATTTCGATGGTAGACCACCGATGGTTACAGGAAATGCACTTCTTTCGGCGAATGATGCTATCGTGGTCAGACCGGCTATCAACCGTTGTGATGTTGTCACTACCGCACATCGGGCATTTCATCGTGCATCCCTCCACTCGTTGGTGTGGTGAGGAATGCGTTTTACTTTGCGATTTTCCTGTTCAATGCGTTCATTTTCAGAGCTGACCCCAATGGCACACAAGACGAGTGCTGCGGCGAGGAAGCTGCACGAAAGGAAAACGTATCCAAACATTGCTACTGTGCTCTGACTTTTTTGGATTGCATCGCCGCATCCTACCGAAAAGATTGCTAACGCGATTCCAAGCGTGCAAAGGACATTAGCTTTCAGGCTTTTCACTCTTATTACCTCCAAAACTCAGTATCCATGCCGTAGCCATCGCCACAGATACCGTGATGATTCCACGGGCAGCTGATGCTCCTACCAGAATTCCGATGTGATGCACCATCCAGAAGTTCAGCAGAAATACCGCCAAAACCACCGCCAGCGCTATGCCCCACATCAGGGCAACTTCAATAAATGCTTTCATCTTGTCTCCTTTCATTTTTGCCGTTGCTGTTCTGCTCCTAGCTACTCAATGCCTTAGCCTATTGGTTCTATTCTTTGCCATTGCGTCGCACGTTGCCGCCGTTCGATGCCTTTGCTTATCAAAGCTACGCCTTGCATCCATAGCCTTCGCGATGCGCTACTTCTCAACGCCTTTGTTTTACGTTGCGTTTCTTCGCTGTGCCATTGCATCGCCTTTCAATTCCCTGCCTTGCAGTTGCGACTCGCTTCTGCTCCATGCTTTGCCTTTGTGCCACGTCTCAAAGCCGTGCCATAGCCATGCTGTTATCAGCAATTCCGAGCTGTTCCGTTGCGGAGCAAATCATGTCGTGTCTATGCAATTCCATTGCGTATCTGTTCAATCCTTTGCATTGCCTTTGATGCGCGGTTCAAATCCACAGTTTTCCATTGCTTCGCCTTTCATTGAAAAGCTGTGCCATTGCGATCAGTTCAGGATTTCATACGAAAACTTCCCGCGCCCACTGTTGCGCCACTGTCCGATGCCACGCAGAGCACCGTAATCCAGCCACTCACGCACGACCTTCTCGTGAGAATCGTCCAGAAGAACGATTTCAAACTCGCAGGTCGAACCAGCGGGAATCTGCTCGCTGTTGGCAAGGCTGACACGTTCGCCCTGTGCCGTCTGCGCACGCAGCGGACGCTGGCACTCGGTAATCTCGCCGTTCACATGAATGGGAATCATCCGGGGAGACACGAAAATAAGACCGTCAATGACCTTCTTGTATGCGGTGAGCTTTCCGGATTCATTCACGGCTTTCTTTTTGCCAGTCTCGGTCTTGCCGCCGATACGACCCAGCATACCGCAAGAATCCTTGAAGAAGCCCTTGATCTGGTAGTCATACAAGACGGGTTCTCCGTCTTCGTTGCGAGGGAACACGGTCATGCCCTTATCTGCCACAGCATCAGCGCCCAGAGCAGCAACCTCGTCCTCGATGGTATTTGCATCCGGGGACTTGCTGGCGATGAACTCGCGTGCAATGTTCTGATTGCTAGGCCATGTGCCGAGAACTGCTTCGATGAATGTGATTCTGACTTTGATTTTTTTCATTTTTGTTCACTCTTTCTTTCTCGATGTGTTCCAGTCTTAAAGGTTCACGCTCTTGCCAGCGCTTCTGCCACGGACTGCTTTTGTTGAAATTGCTTACTGCTTTCTTCATCGTTTGCCATCCTTTGCTTACGCTGGATGCGTTTTAGACGGTCTTTCTCCCGGCTGTGCCAGCGGATTTCCCGTTGGCTGTAGTATTTACCGTTCATCAGGGGCCTTCACCTTTCCCTGTGCAAGTAAAGTACTGTAATGGCCGTAGCTCATGCCATATCGTTTTGCGGCATCGTTCATCTGCCGCACGGTATACTTTGGAGGCTCGTGCTTTTGAGGTCTCGCACGTTCTGGCTCCTGCACATCCCAAGTAATTTTGAACTCACCAGATGCTTTTAGCTCATTCAGCTCTTTTTGCTTTTTGGCTTTGTACTTTTTGGTCAAAGCCTTGTTTGCATCTGCTGCGCATTCAGGGTGATACTTCTGAGACCAGACCTTCCGAACCATTGGCTTCTTGCACCAAGCGCATAAAGCCGGTTCCGGATTAGCCTTGATTCCTTTCTTTATAAGAGCCTGCCGTTCTCTGCGAACAATGATTTTACATTCTTCACAGTATTTCTTGCACGGATTTACAAGGCCAAGAAAGACACCACACCGCTCACAGTATTTAATCTCCATCCACTTCACTTGCCTTTCTTAAGGCTCTTTCATTGTGTTCAGAAAAACACTGGTCAAGAAACTGGATGAACTTTGCGATTTTCTTTGCATCTTCCGGCGTACAACCATTTTCTACAAAGCGCCTTGTCGCTTGCTCACGCTTGAAATCCGAGTAGGTCTTGGCCGCGGCGTCAATGGCAAACTTGGCTTCTTCCGGGTATTCAAGGTCTACCTTTAAGGTGATAATCTTCTCCATGTTCAGTCCTCCCATCCTCCGAAATCTTGCTGTTCTGCAACAGCCCTGGTCTCGATTCTCGGCGTGATGCCAAGCTTCTTGAGTTGCTCATGGATGAGCTTTTCGCCCTCGACCGTCCAGACCGTTGTGTTTGGAATGTAAGTCTTACCGTTGGAGCGCTGAATGGCCTTGCCCTTGCGGTTCTTGGTGTAGCCCTTACCCTGATAGGGCTTGTACAGCACCCACTGACCATCGCTGTCTTTGTACTGAACTCGCTGGCTGTAAAGCAGCTTGTTCAGTTTTTCAGCAGTCAAACCGTAGTCCTTTGCGATGCTGGTGGCTGTCCGGCAGTTGTCTGCAATGCACACGGCACGAGCAAACTCTGCATCCGGTGTCAGCTCTGCAATCCGTTTGTCTTTCTCTTCCAGTTCTTCGTGCGCTGCGATCAGCGCAGTTGCAAGGAGCTGTGAGCGGGTGAGCTTCGGCTGTTCAGCCAGCTTCTTCTCCATTTCGTTGAACGCTGCAATGTACTTGAGCTTCCACTCAAGAGCCGCCTTGCCGGTAAAGCCCATAGCCAGCAGGGTGAAACCGTCACGGTTCATCAGATACATGGGGTAGCTCTGGCCGTTCTGCTCGTGGGTGTACTCGGTTTTGAAGAACATGTGGGTGTCCCCATTTTTGGGGAGACCCTTCATAATATCTTCGATGTCACGCATCACATGGTCATGACGTTTCTCGAAGCTCTCTGCAATCTGACGGCTGGAAACCACAGGCTCGCCATTCTGCATAGATAAGATAATGTCGTTCATTTTTAACCCTTTCTTATGATTTACTGCTTATCTCTTACAAGAAGAGCGTCCACCGACACGCGGAAGTAATCAGCGACTTTCACAAGCTGTCGAATGCTCGGCCCATTTGCGGAGCGTTCCCACTTGCCCAGTGCGCCGTTGCTTAAACCAGCAGCTACTTCCAAGTCAGTACGAGACAGACCATGTAACTTGCGAAACTCGTCGATTTTAGAAAGATTCACTAGCCATTCTCCTTTCTGGGCTTGCATTTTACTAGAAAATATGCTACTATGTAGTTGCGAGGTACAAAGTGAACATTTTCCAGCGACTTCCCGATAGATTTGTCAGGGGTCTTGATTTTTGTTTGCCCTGTGCTTCATATTATACTAGCCAAGTAGCTATTTTTCAATAGTCAATCTTCAATTCTGTGAACATTTGGCTATTTGCACAAAAAGAGAGGTCTTTTTCTATGCGCAATGTGGAGCGAGCCAAAAGAATCGCTGCCGACAAGGGTGTAAATATATCCTTTGTGTGCAGAGAAATCGGAAAAAGCAGAGGTTATATCTCTCAAATGCTGACTACCGACAGGGATTTTCCAGATGAAATGCTTTTGCCAGTAGCCAACGCGCTTGGCGTTACGGTTGAGGAACTCACTGGCGAGCAAAAAGAAAAAACGTCCCAGCAGCCGCAAAGTGAAGTCGATGCAGCAGTGGAGCGAATTCGGAAAAAACTTGAATCTATGCCGACAGCGCAGCGTGAAGCGCTGATGAACCTGATCGAGAAGATGTGAGGTAAGCCCGTGTATTACTTGTTGTGCGGCTGTGCCTTTTGCTTTTGGTTCATGCAAGCCTTGCTAAAAGGCAATGACCGTGTACTATATGGCAACAGCAGAAAATATCGTTACCGTAGAAACCGAAAAAAGAAGTGGTTCTGACCCGGTAAAATAAAAACCCCTTGTGCCGGGCTGGTGTAGCTCTGCGCAAGGGGTTTTCTATTATTCCAGGTCTAGGGCTTGCTCCGCTGCCGGAATCTTTTCAGGATGTTCCAGCAGCCATGCAATAAATCGGTCAATCTTGGCTCTTTCCTGTTCACTCATTGCAGCATATCCTCCCGATCAGTAAAACTGAATGTTCATTTGATACGATTATACATCTTCTAGTTGTAAAGTCAATGTATTTTTAACAACTTCGCAAAAATCAATCGTTTCCTTCGCATCCATTACTTTGTATCAGGGAAGCCAAAAATCGCAATGACAATGATTAAGAGCCACATTAAGTTTAAGTTACCCTTTGCTTTGTAACATTCCGTTGAGCATGGAACGAAAGGGGTTATCCGGTAAATCGTCCAGCACATCTGCTTTGACGAGAGCGTTTGTGCTGATGCTGTGCGAAACATTGTTTAGCTGCACAATGGCATCGTCTAAGTCCTTCACGGTTGCTCCACGCCGTTCCATTGACTGGAGGAAGGTTTTTACTTCTTCAAGAATAACAGGGTTTTCGGTTTTATAGAATCCGTTCGTAAAGTCCATCTTCTTCTCCTTTCACAGTTCCACAAGCTTTCCGTCAATGCGTTCGATGTTATCTGCCGGGTCGCGTCCATCGTCTAAGGCGGCTACGGCACGTTCCAGGATGCCTTTTGCTTCGAGGTAAGCATCTTTATCAGCTTCGTACCCAGAAAGGCTCAGGACAAGCTCCAGCGTCCGTCTGCGAGCGTATGGGACAATCAAATCATCTACAGTTCGGTTCATTAGCTTTCCTCCCACGGTTCAGGTGTGTGTGGCTGCCCATCGGTAACGCTGGCGGGCATTCCATCGATGATTGGCATACGTTCATAGTTCCAGATTGCAGTTTCTTTCATTTTGTGTTTCCTTTCTATTTGGAATTTTTTGACAATACAGTTATACCACATCTCGCTGTTTCAATGGAACAGCGACTTTTTTCAATTATTGTTTCACATTTTGAACAATATATCAGTTGAATTTCTTTGCTTTTGTGTCATTTTGTCGAAAGAGGGGTATTTATGGATGATTATAGGATACGAGTGGCAAAAGTGTTAGAGATGGCAAGAGCAGAATCTGGGCTTAGCCAACAGAAGCTTGCGGACAAAATGGGTATAGGCCGAACATCCATCTTTCGTTATGAGCAAGGGACAATGACCCCAGATGCTTCTACTATCATAAAATGGTTTGTGTGCTGCGGTGTTGCGGCCAAGCCGTACATAGACACTTGTTTGCATCCTGGATTATTGGAAAGTCTGGCTGGCGATGCCAGCACCGAGAGAAAGAGGGATGCGCTGATAGAGCATATCAAAGAAGCCCATCCGCAAGAAATCGACCTGCTGTGCTATCTGATCTATGGCAATCACGGCTCAGATTACCTTGCCGTTCTGTGCGAAATGGTAGCCAACCTTCACACGACTTTGCGTGATCGTGTGTCCGTCTGCCGTACCGTCACAGGTCATTATGAAATGGCGCAGGCCACAAAAACCGACCCAGACCCAGACGGAACACAACCCAATATGCAGATTTTATATCAGGCACAGGACTGTGGGGAAGCTGCGGCCATGAAGCGAAACGATTCTTATACCATCAACGAAGAAAACATTTTGCGCTGATTGTCGAATTATCGCAGTTTTTGCAGAACATTTTGTCCACGTTAATCCACTTTTTGTACACCTATCGGGCAAATTCTCCTTGTCATTCCGTCCCCCATAGTCTGTAAATCGACAGCATTTGCGCGGAATAAACAACGAATTACCGTCAATCTATTGCCTGTGATTGGTTGGCTTGTCAATCTGTCCCCCATAGCATTGAATTAAAAGTTTTTCATCCACTTTTTGTACACGTTAGGTAAAGCTAACCGTTAAGCGCTTCAACCTTTTGGATGTTGAACAACTGTTTATTTGGTAGTATTCGCTTTGCGTTTTCCACTTTTTAAGAGAGAAAGAAAAGATTTTGTGGAAAATTTTCTTCTTCTGCTATTAGTAGAAGTTATTTTATAATCCTGTTAATAGTCTTGTTTTATATAATGTAAAGAGGTGTACAAAAAATGGAGATAGGTGTACAGATTGTGGAAATAGGTGTACGAAATGTGGACGGTTAGGTGTACAAGAAGTGGAAACAGGTGTACACTTGCTATTGATTTGTACACCTGTTTGTGATATACTCTTATACGAGAGGAGGCGTGATAAGATTGTCTGATATTAAAGGCGGGAACTTGGTTGAAAAAAGCAGACAGCTTGTTTGGGCAAAGTTCACTGACTATACAGCAGGAGAGCTTCGGCTGCTTGAAGTGTATCTTAGCCGTATCAATCCGAGAGACCCCGAAACTTCAACGGTTCAGTTTACGTTACAAGAATATTGCGAATTTTTAGGGTTAAAAATCAACTCTAGGAATTTGAAAGCACAGGTTAAGCATTTCATCGACAACTCTGTTGAAGTTCCTAGAGGTGACGGTTCAGGCTCGTTTGACCTGTATCCCCTGTTCAGCAGAGCAACTGTAAATTTTGAACCTAGTTTGATGAACATTACTGTGTCGTTGTGCTGTAACCCACTTCTACAACCCGTTTTCTTCGACATTGCAGAGCGTGGATATGTCAAGTATCGCTTGCGCTACACAGCGAATATGAAATCGCAGTATAGCATTTTGCTGTATTCAATTCTCCGAGAGTTCATCGGACGTGGCGTGAGCCAGCCCGAAATTACGTTGGATAGATTAAGGGAACAGCTTGGTGCAAGAGAACCTAGCTATCAAGAGTTCAAGCATCTTAGGCGGCGTGTCATTGATATTGCGGTAGCTGAAATAAACGAAGTATCAGACCTGTGCGTTGAATATGACAAGGTTATGAGAGGTCGCAATGCGGTTGCTGTAAAGTTCAATGTAGCTTTCAAGTCTAATGAGCCAGTCATAGACGTGGAAGCTAACGAGGTTGAAAGCGTAGAGCTAAAAGATGTTCCAAAGAGCCAACGACCTGCCAGAAAGCCCCGCAGCGGCGCATACGAGGATGTTGATTGGGCATCTATTGCGCCGGAGATGTCTAAAAGCCAGTGTATCTTGACCGCAAAGCTGGTGGCAAAGAGATTGCCGGAGAAGTATCCGAACATCAAGCCCAACAAGAAAAAAGAAGCTGTTGTGAACATCATTGAGAATGCATACAGGATTCTTGTCAGCGAGCGACTTGATAGGATTGAAAAAGACCCCGGCGCTTATATGTATTCAATTTTGAAAGATGCAGACCTTGACGATTATGCTACGTTTGATGATAGCTTCTTGAAATAGTCAGATGTAGCACATTGAGCAGATGATGCAGAAAGGAGCGAGAATGGGTTGGATTAGCGTAAAAGATAAGATGCCAGACAAGTACGTTCAGATTATCATTTATGATAAAGTGATGGGCGTTACTTTCGGTTATTATGGTGACTTCAAAGGCGAAAAATGGTATACAGATGATGTGTTGACGGATGCGTTCTATGGAAACAATAGTGAAACCCAACTGATTGATGATAATGTGTTATATCATGTAACCCATTGGATGCCACTTCCTGACGAACCGAAAGAATAAAGAAAGAGTGATAAAATGGCAAAAATCATAGCTGTCGCCAACCAGAAGGGCGGAACAGGAAAGACTACCACAAGCACCTGTCTGGCTGGTGCGTTGCAGTTGCTTGGAAAGAAGGTGCTGCTGGTGGACTGCGATGCCCAGTGCAACGCAACGGACACATACGGTGCGCAGACAGAGGACGTGTGTACTTTGTTCGATGTAATGACCCGGCAGGGTACAGTAGAGGAAGGAATCCAGCACTGCGAAGCAGGTGACATTCTGCCGTCAGACAACGCATTGAAGGACATTGACGAGCAGCTTGTCCGGGACATTGGCAAGAACTTCCGGCTTCGTGAAGCACTGGAATCAGTGTCAGAACAGTACGATTACATTGTTCTGGACACTCCCCCGCAGCTCGGTCTTGCGCTTGTAAACGCTCTGATCGCCGCCAACAGCATCATCGTGCCTATTACGGCAGACCGCTATGCGCTTGCCGGACTGAGCCAGCTTTCGCAGACCATTGGTGATGTTCGCAGATACTTCAACCCGACTTTGAAGATTGAAGGTCTGCTTCTGAACCAGTACAAGAGCAGAGAGAACCTGTCCAAAGAGGTTGTGGAGCAGCTCCCTGTAATTGCACAGAGCATGGGAACAACTCTGTTGGACGTGAAGATTAGACCGTCTATGGGCGTTCGTAAGGCACAGGCAGAGCGTCACAGCCTGTTTAGCGGTGACACGGCAAAGAGCACCAGCGCAGAGGATTTCAAAGAGCTGGCAAAGAAGATTGTAGAGGGGGATAAAAATGCGACTGATTGACGGTGAAATCGTTCAGAGTGAAATTTCTTGCTATTGGGCTGGAGCTAAAAGCAAGGAAGAAAAAGACGCATATATGGACGCTCTTGTGACAGTTATGGACACAGCAGAGTTTCAAAAATGGACACCAACAAACTATGAATGGGATTTACCAAAAGAGAAGAAAGAAGTTTTGTTGGCTGACAAAGATGGAAGCATTTATATTGGCTATTATTGGAAAGGGTTATGGTGGAACAATCGGGGAATCGTAAAACAGTTCAAGCCGGGAGAAATTGAATACTGGATGCCAATTCGTGAGCTTCCGAAGAAAGTGGAGGAAATGTAAAATGAAACCAACCAGCAAAAAATCCTCAGGTCTGCTTGGCGGTTTTGATTTTCAACCTATTTTTTCGGAGCAGACATTAAGCCGAAGTGAGCCAAAGGAAGAAGAAGTAAGCCAAACAAAGCCGAACGAAGCCGAACAAGCACCGATTAAGCCTAGTGAAGCCATAGATAGCCATGCACAGCCGAGTGAAGCGGAATTAAGCAGTATTAAGCCGAAGCAAGCCAAAGACGGCGAAAGCCAGCCAAATGATGCCGTGTTAGGCGAAGGTAAGCCGAAGAAGCTGAAGCAGGCAAAAGAAGTGCAACGCTTGATTGAACAGGGCAATGTACCCGGCGCACTAGCTGAAGCTGGTTTGACAAAGAAAAAAATCCCGATGCCGGAATCGCATCAGGGCGTTGCAAGTGGCGATGGCAAGCGTTCTAAGCGCATTACCATCCTTATGAGCGAAGAAGAACGCAAGTATATCAACCGTGAAGCTAGACGGCACGGAATGACCATTGGGCAGTTCGTCTACGCTCTGGCGGTCGCAGCGGCAGATGGGAAGATCGAGTTGGAGGATTTCTTAGATGAATGATAGTGAACGACGCCTTATTCGATTTGTTTGCGATGGCGATATGCGAAACGCGCAAAAAGCCGTTAAAATCATTTTGAATTCTATATCATCCAAAAAAGATGAGCAGTTCAAAGAAAATATGTTTCGCAAGTTGGAAAGCAAAAGAGAATTTATTGAATTGCCATATAACTTACAGCATCTTTTGATTGCAGAGGACACAGAAGAATTTCCAGAAGCGAGATTCCTTCTTAGGAACGAAGAAAAAAGTATAACGCGGAAAATCGTTGCTATTTATCGAGCATCTGAAAAATTAAATGAAATGGGCATTCCTTATTTGCCAGCATTGATGCTTTATGGGCAAAGCGGATGCGGAAAAACCATGCTGGCTAGGTATATTGCGCATAAAGCAAAACTTCCGTTTTTGAGGATTCAATTTTCAAGTCTAGTTGATTCACACTTGGGGCAAACACAATCTAACCTTGCAAGAATTTTTGATTATGTGAGAACTGCTCCTTGCGTTCTTTGTTTTGATGAAATAGATGCGGTCGGAATGGCTCGTGGGCAAAAAGATGACGTTGGGGAAATGAACCGTGTAGTTATTGCGATTATGCAAGAAATGGATAGATTGCCGAACAATGTCATCATTATCGGAACGACAAACCGATTTGATAGGATTGACCCTGCGCTTACAAGAAGATTTCCGTTGCAATACGAATTAAAGCCGTTGTGCCGTGCGGATGCAGAAATACTTTCCAAAAGGTTCTTTGAATATGCAGGAGCACAATATGAAAACATAGCTTATGAAGATAACGTCCCCGCATCTACTGTTATCAAAGAATGTACAGAACGAATTGTAAATCAAGTTCTGAATCAAGAGGATTTCTTGGAGGATTGACGTATGATGAAGTCGAAGGAATTTTACGAAGGAAGTATTATCCGTTTGCAGAAAATGGTTAAGCGTGGCATTTACGTTCTTTTGTTCGATGTCTTTGCCGTAGCAGTTCAGATTCCTTTTATCTTTGCTGGTAAATGGGTTGCAGCACACTTGATTTTGTCCATCGCCGTATCTTTTGCAGCAGGATTTAGCTTTAACACGCTTGTAGATAGCAAAAGGCAACTTGATATGTACAAGGCAGATATGGAATTGTACTATACCAAATAAAATAGACTCTGTGCAGTCGCAACGGCCGCACAGAGGAGAAAGGAAACACATGGGACAAAAAGTGTTAGGTCACTACGAATCGCATTGGTATCTCAATGGGACAGGCGGTGACATATACGAAGGTAAGATGGTCTTTCGAGACAAAGATTGGCGCATAAGATATATGGAAAACCAATGCGTTGAAACCAACTATTTTAGCTTAAAGAAAATAAGAGATAATTTTAAGAGAAAAGGGCAAAAAGAAGGAAATTATAAAAACATTGCATGGATAAAATTTTCAGAATTGAATTGGTTTGAACGAAGAAAACGTCCAGATTGGTTTAAGGTTCAATTCCTTTCAAATGGACTTGATAGTCCAAAAACACAATGGTATACAGTCCACGATTTGTCTGGTATCGAAGAAAAAGAGCATTGGGTTGAGGAAAAACGCCAATACACAATGAAAGAACTTTCAGAGAGAATGCCAGCAGAAGATTTTATTGAGTATATGAAAGATAGAGGAATAGCGACAATCCGATAAGCGCAAAACACCCCTGTGTAACCTCGATTGGTTGCACAGGGGTTTGTTTTACTTATCAGCAATGCAATCCCAGTATAGATACGCCTTACCATCTGCGGCATCCGCGTCCTCAAGGAAAGCCTTTGCCATGTCAGCGTAGAAGCCCGGAGTGTCAACGGACTGGCGCTTTGCGACCTGACAATAATCCGAGTACATCATGTTCATGACAGCCCAGAAATCGTTCGGGTCACAGGTGATGTTGCGCTGTTTGGCAACGTCCTGTGTCTGTTCCAGCGTCCAGTGACAGCCTTTTGTGCCGTCAGCGTTCACCATGCTGTCGCACCATTCCTCCGCTTCATCGTGGGTGAGGTGCTGGCGTGGCATCTTGATGGAACGGCTGTCCGCACCGCCATGCTCATACTGCCCAGACCGCTTGTCCCAGTCTCCGCTCTGCGAGAAGCCAATCTGCGGCATTCTGCGCCCATTCTCTACGTCAGGGTAGCGGGGGATAGGATAGGGGTCGATGTAACGGTTCTCCTCCTGCGGATAGTAAGGATAGCGGTCATTGCCATCTTCCAGCTTACGCAGACGGCGTTCCAACTCACGCTCCCTGCGGTCACGCTCTTCCTCAAGGCGGTCACGTTCCGGCTCACGGTCTTTGTCGTGGTCGCGGAGCATCATCATGCGGCGAAAATTAGTCTTGCCCATAATCTATACCTCCTCAAGAAATGGACGCAGGCGCACCAGCGTGGGAGCGGCAGAAGCAGCCAAGATACTTGAACGTGCCGGTGCCGGTTGCGGACGTTGCCACACGGGTAGCGTAGCGGGTGCGGGTGTGGATGCTCTCGGCGGTTGCCTGAGCGCAGTTGCAGTCGGTCAGAGGATATGCGGTCGCACCTGCACCTATGGTAATGACCACAGGGGCGTTTATGGTGGTCGTGTCCGGCAAGCTCTGAGCAACCACGATACAATACTTCTCTCCGTTTTGGTATGCGCCAGCAGGGATATTGATGGTCAGCGTGTCGTTGGCAAACGTGACCGCCTGACTGATGACCAAGTGCGGGCAGAGTTTGCAGCTTGTTTTGCAAGCCATAGTATTTTCCTCCTAAAAATCAGGGGCAGAGGTGTCTTGCCCCTGCCCCGATGGTTCACCCGGTGTTATCGGGGAGTGTGTAGGTTAGCAGCAGCCGCAGCAGTTCACGCCCACGTTGGGGTTTGCCACCTGATAAGCGGGAATCGGACGAGGATTGACCCGGTTCAGGATGGTATCGGTCTGCTGGGACATCACAGTGGTCAGAAGCGCATTCTGACGATCCTGAGAAGCGGCGAACTTCAGGCTCTGGTTCTCAGCGGTCAGAGTGGCAATCTTATCCTGCGTGAAGTAGTCCATCATGCTGCGGAAGTTGGCGTTGCAGTTGTCCACGATGGCGCGGGCGTTGTCTGCGATAGCCTGACGGGTAGCGCAGTCCTGCTGTGCAATGGTGTACTTCAGGTCGCCGATGAGCTGCTTGTTCTCGCAGCAGCAAGATGCCAGCTGCGTGGAAAGTGCGGTCTGACCCGCCTGCCGTGCGTTGCCCTCCTGCATGATAGCAAGGCTGATGGCGTTGTCGCCGTTGGACACGCTGCGTTCCAGACCGTTCACAAGCTGTGCGTTCTGGTAGCCGAGCTGACAGATAGCGTTGTTCACGCCTGCAAAGCCGTTCGCAATGTTGGTGTTGACGCCGTTCATCTGTGCCAGCTGGTCATAGCCCAGAGAGCAGATGCCGCTCTGGATGCCAGCCAGAGAACGGGAGGTATCCTGCTGGTAGAAGCCCTCAGACAGCGCCGCGCGAGTATCTGCGCCACCCTGACCAGTTGCGCCAGTGCCGACCAGATAGGGGATGTAGCTGTTCATGCCGTTGTCACCACCGTTTCGACCATAGCCGTTTGTACCCCAGCCGAAGATGATGGCGAGGATGATAACCGCCCACAGACCTTCGTTTCCGAAAAATCCGCCGTTGTTATTGCCGCCGTCCTGCCCAGCCAGATAGCCAGTTGCAAAATCGTCCATAACAAAACTCCTTTCAGTTTTGCGTTATGCCATCCCACCGCCGTATGCGATGGGCGAAGCCAAACAAAAGCGGTTTTTGTCAAGTCCGCAAAACTGAGAAGCGTTTCGCTTAGAGGGATGCGTTATTCAGCATTATCTTCGTTTGGATTTCGAGCAAGCCAAAAGATGATGGCGAGAAGCATCAGCCCCGATTTGTCGTTTCCGTCAAAGATATTTTTTTCGAAGTTTTTTTCAATATTTTCTTCAGGGGAAACAGATTTTGATTCTTCCATACAAACCACCGTTATTTGGGCAGCGTCAGGTTCAGGACGCTTGCCAGCCGGTTCAGGTCAATGCCGCGCTCTTTGGCGAGGTTCTGCGCCATCGTTCGGAGCTGTGCTTCGTTCTTGCCCTGAATCAGGTTCAAGCCCTGCATGATGGGGGCGTTCTGCCCGCTCAACTGCTGAATAAGCCCCATTGGGTTCTGTCCGGCACGAGCAAGATTCGCAAGCTGCATGATGGGGCTGTGAGTAATCATATCAAACGGAGAGGACATTGTTATTCTCCTTTCTTCGCAGCGGCAGCGGGCTTTGAAAAGCTCTTCTGCCACTTTTCCAGTTCATCCAGCCGATGTACGAGGGCGTTATACTGCTCAATAGGCACATATTGCTGTGTCGGTGCAGCGGTTTGCTGTGCCTGTTGCGCCTGCATCTGCCGCCACGCTTCCGGGCTGTAAAACTCCTGCACATAGGATTCACAGGTGTCCGGGTTCAGCCGTTTGCAGTAGATTACACCGCTCCGCAGGTCGGGGCAGTAGGTCGGTCTGCCGTACAGGTCAGACGGTATCGCCAAAAACTCTTCCCTGCTGGAAACAGGTCTACCCAGCAACCAACCGCCGTCCTGCACCGACTGCTGAACAGGCTGTTGCCCATTCATCGGCTGCGGACGTTGCTGTTGAGCCTGCTGCATCTGTGCAGTTGGTAGGGGAGTAGCAAGCCCTACCGTTCCCATACCACCGTAAGGGTTGACTGGCTGTTGCGGAACATAGGGCGCTCCGGGTGTTTGGTAATAGCTCATGGTTCATCCCTCCTATTGCATCCAGTGTACCGCATCGGCAGAAAACGAAGGACAACGAAGGTACAACGAAGGACAAATATAAACTGATACAACTGCTACAAAACGAACAAAAAAATAAGGCAAAGTCTGGCGACTATGCCTGTATCACTTGTAGCAGTTTTGTGGTATAATCAGTATAGTAAAAGAAAACGGAGGTAATGAATATGGAAAACACCACTATCAAAAATCTCGGAAAGCTCTACCGCTTGCTGGATGAAGCCTGCAACTCCGACCGCGTGAATCAGGCAGACCTTGACAACGCTACGAGGTTTCCCGTGCGTGGCGTGATGATGAAAATTACGTTGGCACATAAGCTCCACAAGATGACCCCGGAGCTTGACAACGCCTGCGCTTACGTCCTGAAGGATGTAGACCTTGAGGACGTGGATAACAGCTTTGCGCTCAAAGCATTGCCGTTGCAGCAGCAGGGCATGTTCCAAATCGGATATATGTCGCCCGATTATAAAACGCTCGGCGTGTCTGCCGTAAAAATCAAAGCCGCTCGGGAAAACGCCGGGCTGACCATTCGTGCGCTGTCGGAGAAGACCGGGTTGTCTACCGCGACCATCCAACACGCAGAAGCCAGGAAACCTATCCGGATGACCACGCTCAAGAAAATTGCTGCGGCCTGCAACGTATCAGTAGAAGAGTTGCAAGGGTAAAAGAAAAGCGCCCACACGGAAAAATCCGCATGAGCGCTTAACTGTAAGGATGCACACATTGGAGTGCAATGCTAAGATACCACATCATCCAATATATGGCAATGCTTTCGACAAAACTAGTGCTAATAAAACAAAAAGACCCGCCATGATACGCATCGTTGAGAGGCTTGACGGGTTCAGCATCCACCCTGTTGCGCTTCTTCGAGAGGCCGGGTGGATTTGTTGAGATAATTATACCACAATCCGTGCAAAAAGAAAAGCGGCAAGCTCTAGAATAGCCTGCCGCTTTGTTGCGTTTGTAGAATCAGCCTTAAACATGCGTCCTACATACACTCAGATCGTAAAAATATTATATCACATATTCAGCATTTTTTCAATGCTTTTCAGTCGGTAGCCTATCGCCGTCCGGCTGTAATGTGTCTGTGCTGCAATGTCCGGCAGCGGGAGCCGCTCCACGTACCGCAGTAAGGCTATCTTACGGTCTACCCTCCCAAGCGGTGCGTTTTTAATGGCGGCGGTCATCTGCTGTCGGTCAAGTCCTTGCAGCGCAGCGGGCAGCACTACGCGAGCCGCCGCCACAGGCAGCACCGAGCCAAAAAGGCTGCGGCAGCTGTCCGGCGTTACGTACCATATTGCCAAGCACGGCAAAATGGTATGTTTTCGTGAGGCCACGAAGACGTGCGCAGACCATTTTCGTGACGTGCCGAAATTGCTCTTGTGCGGCGTACATCTCGGTGACGTCACCGAGATGGTGGTATGTAGTGCTTGCCATAATAATCTCCTTACTGCTTTTCCAGCGCCGCCCGGGCGCGGTCAAAGAAAAACTGAATAACGGTGCCGATGGTCTCGTCGGTGATTGCCCAGCTGATGAGCCTGCCGTATTTGCTGGTACTCAGGGCGGCGCGAAGCATCTTGACGACCCACGCCTTGCGCTCTGCGCCCCGCTTGGTACCCTGGATCTCCTGCTCTGCCCGCTCGATGAGGTCAAGCACCAGAGGCTTCACGGCGGCGCCATAGCCCAGCCGGACGCAGCCGATGGCGTAAAAGATAAAGCCTCCCAGCATGAGCACGAGGGCCACAGGGGCGGGGATAAGGTCAAAAAGTTTAGTTGCCAGTGCTACCATGATTGGTCACTCCTTTTAACAGATAGTTGTCGATGTCGGTGCGGCTCTTCTGCATTCCCTCGCGGTTGTTGCCGGAGAGTTGGGCGTCCAGCAGATTGCGCACCCCGTCGAGGGTCAGACGGCTCACCTCGTCGATTTCTTCAAAGCGGCGCAGGTCACGGGCAAGGGCTTGTGTGTGCTGGAGCTGGCCCTGCTCTAAGGTGCCGATGCGCTTGTCCATCTCATCCAGCCGCTTGTTCTGCACGTTGTCCGGCTCCTGAGCCTTTTTGATGTACTTGTGGATGATTTCCAGCACCTTGTCAATGGTGATGGCCGCAGCACACAGGCTGCCAAGGATGCCAAGCACCCACAGCAAAGCTTCTTTTTTGGTCATGCACCCTCCCGGAGACGGGTCAGGCCCTTCTTACGGATGATTTTGGGGTAGTTGATGGTGGTGACGTTGAGGTCTACGTCGCCGGAGATGCCAGGCACGCTGCCTTTGCTGGTGTGCTGGTGGGAGTTGTACCTAAAGGTAACAGCAGGCGGTTTGCCGGTGTAGTCGGCCAACCAGACGTCCCACCGAGAGGACAGCCGAGCCATGTCTAGCTCATACTTGTAACCGGTGTAGGTGTACAGCTGGGCATAAAAGCCCATGGCTTCCACCTTTTCCAGCGCATACGCCACCACGTTGGTGAGGTCAAGCGTGGAGAGCTTTTTAAGCCTGCTTTCCTCCACGTCCACGCACACGGGCATGGTGAGCTCTTTGCCGCGTACCGCTTCCCGCACAAGGGCCAGCTCTGCATCCGCCATCGCTTCGCTGGTGGCGTAGGTGTAGTAGTAGACGCCCACGTCCAGCCCAGCAGCCCGGGCGTTGCGGTAGTTGGTCTCAAAGGTCGGGTCGATGTACAGGCCGTCTGCCCGCTTGGAGAGCTTGCGGTTGGTGGATACCGTCTTGAGCATGACGCCCTTGTAGCCAGCCGCTTTGACCTTGCGCCAGCCGTCGAGGGTGATTTTGCCCTGATACCGGCTCACGTCGATGTAGCGGTAGGGTGGTGCGCCCTCCCAGCCGGCCACAGTGTCCACTGTGGACACTTTTTCAAGAGCGGAGGCGTCCGGCTCCTCTGCCTTGTCTCCGGCAGCGTGGGAGAGGGCTGCCAGAAGCTTGGAGATAAAATCAAAAAGTGTTTTCATTCCACGCATCCTTACTGCCCAAGGGCTTCTTCGATTGCTTTCAGGTCGTCAGCGGTCAAGGCGGGGTAATCTGCCGCGATGTCCTCAAAGGTTTCGCCGTTGTTCAGCCGGATACGGAACGCCCGCACCATGATGCGGAGTTTCAGGTTGTTCAGCGTCTTCATAATTTTAACCTCCAATCAAATCGGCCATCATGAGCACGAGGTCGTCGTTTGCAGCTTCAAGAGAGGTGAGCCGTTTTTCCGCTTTTGCTTTAGCGGATTCATCCTCTGGAATCTCCCGCAAGATAAACTGCCACGTTCCGTCCGGGGTGTCAGCGGGCTGCATGATTTGCACAAGCTCTGCATTGTGCAGGGTATCAGGGTAGGCGCACTGGCTCATGTCGCCATCGCTGGCGGTGATATGGACTTCCGACAGCTTGCCATTAAACATTTCTGTGGTAATCTCGGTTGCACTGTGGAACGTGTTGGCTCCGGGGTTCAGGGTCAAGCCCTCAATCAATTTCCCACTTGCGAGGGTGACTGTATAAGTTTTCATGACTATAAAGACTCCTTTCTCTCAATCCTGCGGTACAGGCCCGCAGGATGTTCGATCAGCCGATCAGCCCGACGACGGGACGAACGCCACCGACGACGTCGGCAACGTCGCAGCTCGCACCGCCGCCGATGCCGGAATTCGCGAAACCGGCCGCCGAGACGACGTCTCGCAGCCAATACCGGTTCCTGTTACAGATCAGCCACGGGGCAAGGTGGAACAAAGGCAGCTGCGATTTGTCGATGGTGTAGTTACGGCAGGTGTTCCACGGGTCAGTGCCGTCCGGCATGGGCGAGAATTGCCGCCCACCATAAACCATGTTCTCGTTCATCAGGTCAACGGTACTGTCGCACCAATCGGAGCCAGTGGGCTTACCGTTTGTGACGGCATTCACCAGATGTTCACGGTGGCTCAGGATGTGAGCGGAGCCAAATGCAGCAGCGACCATCTGCTTTGCCTGCGTCAGGCCGTTCTTGTACAGGCCAGAGCCAACGTAGCCGCCCTTGGTCGTGTTGCTGGAGTTGAACTTGTAGTTGTACAGATTGGCACGGGGGATGACTACGACATGGTGCTTGGTGCAAGCCGTATCGCCAGTATTATACCAGTAGTCAAAGGCTGCGATGATGTAGTCTACGCCGTTGATAGTCCAGTAGTCGCCAAGAAACAGCCCATCGAAGGTGCCATTTTGAATAGCGGCCCACTGCTCGCTCGTGACGCTGGTGCCGAGGTATTTGAACCGGGGAAGGCAGTTTTTTAGCGCTGCGGCGCTTCCGCTCGTCAGAGCCCCTCGATTAAAGTAGCCCTCTAGCAGGTCGTTCAGAGTCGCCCGGTCTGTCTGGTTTCCTGCCACCACAGGGAGGAGATTGCTGGCCGGGTTCACATTTTTTGCCGAAAGGCTCGGCAGTTCCGTGATTTTTGCCATAGGTTCGCTTCCTTTCTTTTATTACAGGTCATGCGCTGGCACAACCAGATACCAAAGCTACGCACTCAAGCGCCGCCCCCGATTCCGTGGTCAGGACGACCCCACTTTCGGTGCTCAGGCTCACGGTGCGTTCCTTCAGGCAGCTGTTGACCAGCGCCGACAGTAAAAACGTATCCGCTTCATGCTGCTTACGCAGGGCATCCAGCTCAAATTGTAGGGAACGGATAACCACGAAGGAATCCTGGAGCTTTGTCTGCATTTCCGTATATTCATCGGGAATGGAGGCCAGAACTCTTTCCGCTGCTTCCTCGCTGGCTTTTGCAACCTTTTCGCTGGACGAAGCCGCTTTTTCGCTAGCCAAAGCCTTGCTTGCGCTCGCACCTGCTGCCTTTGCATCGTTCGATGCAGAGCTTGCGCTGGAAGATGCAGCAGATGCGCTTTTTCCGGCCGCAGCCTCGCTGGCTTTTGCGTTCTTTTCCGAAGAAGAAGCCAAAGCGGCACTTCGTTCTGCGGCGGCTCTGGCCACATCTGCGCCAGCAACATCCGAAAGAGTGTTCAGTGTGTTGGCGTTCATGGGGGTGCCTTCCACAATGGGCTCATCGTTCCGAATCAACGTAATAATTTCCGAAGAACCGTCCGACTTTTTCATAGTCCAACGGCCCGGGTATTTTGCTTTTCGGTCAATAAACTGCATAGTATGGTTCACCTCCACAAATTGGCTCGGAGCAGTAAAGCGTGTAATCTTTGGCTATACTTTCGATGTCAGAAAGTATCTTTTCGACCTGATTTATCACACCAAATTTCATAGAAAGAGATTTCGGCACATCCGGAGTAGAGCTTGTTCCGCTGCATTTTGAACGGATGGCTTTCACGCTAGCTATCCAACGATTGGCGTCCTTTGTGGTAAGATAGCTGTTCGGACCCCATTCGGGGGTAGATGTTCCGGTGAAAGTAATTGTTCCAGAAAAAATCATTTTGGCGTCATCGCCATAGTAGGCGCTGCCATGTGCAATGTCGATGTAGTCGTTTGCTACGACCCAAGATGGCTCGACAGAGGGCGGATAGAAGTTGTTGGCGGCGGCGAAATAGAGCTGATATTCGACGCCCTTTTCCAGCACGATGTTTCCCATGTCCAGCACTACATCATTATAGCCTTTGACAAGGTCGATGGACTTGTCTACTAGGGCGGTCTCGGTGCCGTACTTGCGCAGGACGGTGCGCATTTTGCCCGGCATATAACCCTTGACGCGGAATCCCAGCGAGCGGAGCGGCAGGCCCGCTTTCTTAGCAGTCAGCGGCATGAAGAACTCGGACTTGGCGGGATAAGTGTCCCACGCAGGGATGTCGCCGGAAGTATTAAGCGCCGTCACGACCAAAATCGGGTCGATAGGAAGTTTCACTCCGACAATGTCAGCAAGCTCTTTCATGCCCTGTTCGATTCGTGCATAGTCAGTGTAACTGAGCGCTCCTTTCATACCGGAGGCCCACTCCTGCTGTTCAGCCGTTGTCCATGTGCCGGTTCTGGCTTTGGCTGTTAGCTCTTTGACCCGGTCTACATCTGCCTGCGTTCGGTCTGTAATCCACTTTGCCATACAATCACCTCTTAAAAAATCAGTTTGCCTTTAGCGTCAATGGAAAGAGACTTTGGAACGGTAAATGCGGGGTGAACGACATTGTCATATTTACGAGGACCCTCGTCATTCGTAGCATAAGAAATCGTCTCTGCGTTGCCATTCACTTGTAACGTAGAATCATACGCGACGTATGCGTTTACAAGTTTGCTGACCAGCAGAGGTCGCCAGTACTTGTTGGCGCTTGAGCTTGTGCCAGCAATATCATAGAGCATCTGAAGCGAGTACAGATAAGGAGTTCTTGTCCAAATGGAACGCCCTCTCTCAGAACCCTCTATATCGGATGCAAGCATTGTCTTCAGGATTTCAGATGCATTTTGCAGGGGAGTCCCCTCGTTGTGCTTATAGCTCGGGCTGCTAGTCGTCCAATTCGGGGCATCAGAACCTTCCGTGTCGTATCCAAACTCATGGCTGGAAAGAAGGAAAACGCTTTCGGCCATCGTGGATACCCTGCTGCTGCCAGAGTTACAGTAAGAATCGGAGAAGCCCGGGGTGTAGTAGATGGCTGTCTTGTTGATAGCTTGCTTTTGAGCATAACTGAACGAATTGAAGTAGTCGCCGTTAAGCCAACTGCTCACGTCGCTGCTGGCATAAGTAGACCATGTGGAATCCCAAGCCATGATAGCCGCGTAATGCTTTCGAACCAGAAGAGTTCGTCCAACTCCGTTCAGCTCGCTCTCATAGTCGTGCTTCGCAACGATGAACTCAGCCACGTTGCCGCCCTCGTCCATAAGAACAGTGTCGCCCTCTGCAACATCAAACAGGTTGTACGATGTTGTAATGAAAGAACATTTCGCGGAGACGTTGCCCACAAAGGCAGTGACAACAGCCTTACCCGGAGAATTCCACTTGACTTGACAAGTGGATTTTCCCTCTGCGTTTGTCAGAACGTGAAGGGAAACAATTCCTTCGGGAGAAGCTGCCCAGTTGATTTTGGGAGAATCAATGGTAGCAGGGGACAAGGTAGCGGAAAGAACAACGGAATCACCCCAGTCAAGTTGTTCGCTGACATGGTCAAGAGACAAAGCCTGAGCGTCCGCCATCATGTACCCCTCTACAGTACCTTTGAAGCACCCATTGAAGGTGTATTTTGCATTGGTCACAAGCAAAACAGCATCGTAATTGAACTGATGGTGAATCTTTACCATATCAAGAGCGTCAACGATAGGGCTTGCTCGATAAGTAAGAGAAGCTTTGCGACGATTAGAAAGGACTCCATAAGACTCCGTAAGGGCATTTCTGGATTTTGCAAGAATGTCCTTTGTGAGCATAACATTGCTCAGAGTCTGGCTCACGCCCTTGCCCGAAGGGCTTTCGGGATAAGCGTAGGTAGCGCCACCTACGGTGGTCACCACGTTAAGCATATTTTGAGCAAAGGTGATTTCCGGCCAAGAATAATTGTTCAGCACCGGAATATCCAATACCGAGTCAGAGGCGACAGAACCGTACACACGGTTAATCTTTATTACGCCGTCACGAGTCTGGTACAGAGCCATTCCGGCCGCATTGGCGGCAAGCTGCAAAATATCGGAGTTGTGATAAGTAGACCCATCGCTCGTGATGTCCGTAGAGTAGTCTTTCAGTTCATCAGAGATTTCTGCTGTGATTCCGTCTGCCTCAAGCTGTTCTAACGCATCGTAGCACATCTGGTAAAGTGTACCGTATTTTCTTCCGGTGTACTTCGTGCTGGATAGATACAGGAAAGCGTCTCGCGCCTGAAAGGACGCCTCAATGCTGTTGGCGGGGACGCTCCACTCTGACAAGAAGAACATTCCTCCGCTCACCCATTCGGTCTTCCCGTCAACATCCATTCCATAACGAACAGTGACAGGCTGGCGCTCATAGATGTACTTGTAAATCCCTTGAGGGTTTACGGAGTCCCATGTGCGGTCGCTGTTATCCAAACTAAAGGAAATCGACTCCTGAGAAAGCTGCCCGGAGATAGGGTCTCTTGCAGAAGAATGGATGTAAGACAAAATTTTGGTCTTGTCAAACACCAGATACCTGCCGATTTTCACTTGTTCGACCCTTACTCGGCGGTTAGGGAGACACCACTTCAGCACCTCAATCTCTACGGCATCAAACCCGGAAAGCTCTACATCAACATCAGAACGGACGGATTTGTTTCCGTTTACGGTCACAGTTTTTAACCTGTTAGTCCCAAGATATGCGCTGACCGAAAAATCTGTAGCGTATTCTTCAAATACCGTAGACCAGCAAATTGAAACTCCGGGAATCGAGGACTTGCTCTCACTCGGAAGCTCAAGCCGGATAACAGGATGGTTTGAATCGTCAAAAATCTTGGCGCTCAAAAAACCAGTAGTTCCATACGGAGGGGAAGAAGGAACAATGGCGCAACTTCCGTCAAGAACAGTGAGATTAAGCTCTCCTGTGGAATACCTCGAAATGGAAGCGTTATTGGAAAGCGCAATACTGTGAAAGGTGGAGAACGGGGCTGCCAATGACGTGACGATGGTAGCCTTTTTGTTGATACCCGGTTCAGTAATTCCACAGGTAATCTCTACAAAAGATTCCGGGACAAGGGTTTCGTTAAATTTTTCTTTCCACTTATCGGAGACTTCAACCATGTATCATACCTCCACAAGAGAAAGTTTGCACCCTGTCCATCCCATCACGCCACCGGTTTTCGGCCCTCTACGCCACATTCCGCCGGTGCGGTCGGAGACGTACATCTGACGGGTAGTATAACCGGCTGTGGCTTGGTTATAGAATTTAACAGTGCAGTAAAAATTCGTAGTGAAAAGACTCAAGATGTCGGCCCACTGCCGTGCGGTGAGGTAGTTCCAAGACATGGAGACCTTTGCCACATCATGCCGCACGACAGAACCAACAACCTTTCCCTGAACATTTCGGCCAGAGTCTACGATAGTACTAGTCGTTCCCTCATAAGAGGATGGTTCCGGCAGCTCTACGCCATTCACCGTAACCAGGGCAGGAATATTGGCCATCTGAACCATCCTTTCTTAATAGGAATAAACTTCGGTACCCATAATAGACACGCCACGTTCTTTCTGGGTCTTTTCAACAGAAGCGGTGAGCTGCTTGCTATCAAGGTACACTCTTACATCTCTTCCATCAGAGATTTCCTCTCCATACCGCTGCCAGATGTCGAGGAATGCATTGTAGCAGCCGTTGTACACAGCATCTCTCATCTCTTCGGAGTTTCCACTTGCGGCAGAATAAGTGCCACTATAGGAAGAGCTGGATGTCGAGGAATTGTAGCTAGAGCTTCCAACATACTGAGATGTATCGCTGTAACTACTGGTAGAATGGCTACCACCAAGTTTTGATACGATTCCAGCGATTGCAACACCAAGGGCGGCGGCAGCAGCAAGGGCTACGATTCCAGCGGGAATGCCAAAAACCGTAGCGCTGAGGGCGGCGCCCACAGCAGAAAGCATTCCCGCCACTGCGGTTCCGATGGTGCTTACCAGCCCGGCAAACCCAGCGAAAATTGTCGGGAAAGAACTGAGCAAGCCGCCAGACAGCGCAGCGCTGATTGCTTTAGCAGCCGTTGCGAGAGGAGACTTCACGTTTCCGAAAGCCTGCGTAATACCAGAAAGCATCGTCTGAGTTTCAGAGGAAACCTTTCCGAAATTCTGAGTCAGTGCGCTCACCAGATTTTTGCCAATGGTAGCAGCGGTATTCAGCAGGGAAGAAGCTTGGCTTTTCAATTCTTTGCTCAGTCTGCCAAGCAAATCGCTTGCAACGGACTTGACGCGTTTACGCTGCTCATCGCCCATAGCGCCCCAGATGGAAGCAGCAATAGTAGTGCCGACCGTTTTCCAGTCGCCACTCTGCGCGGCCTGAATGAAAGTTTGCGCCGTACCGAAGAAGTCGCTCTGCAAGCCGGAGTCAAGTTCCTGCCACTTGCTGTCCAGACCGTTGAAGAAACCATTAACAAAATTCGTTGCGGTGGTCGTGCCATAGTCAATCATTTCGTTGCCCTTCTGCTGAACAACGTTTGCCAGATTGGTCATAGCTTGTTCGACGTAAGGAAGTGCTGCAGTGATACCGTTTGCAAAACCTTGATCGATAAATTCACCAAAGCGTTCAAATAGAGCGGAGGGAGAGTGAATTTCAGTATCGGTCGTGAACTTGTCAATGATAGCTTTGGCAAGTCCACCAACACTTTTCTTTGCATTCTCAATGCCTTTGTTGATACCATCGATCAAGCCCTGAACGATGTTTTTGCCATAGTCCAAAAATTTTGCAGGGAGATTTTTGATTGTATCAACCAAACTGTTCCAAGCCTTGTCCCAGTTTTCTTTGAATCCGGCCCACTTCTGGTTCCACCACTCGCCAACACCTACAAACCACTGCTTCAGCCCTGCGCTGGCTTGGTCGAGTGCTTGAATGGGATGCTGCACAAACCCGGGAAGGCTTTCCCACGCGGTCTGAAAATTGGTCTTGAAATTTTCCCACTTTTCATTCCACCATTCGCCGACGCCAACGAACCATTGCTTAAATTCGGCACTCACTTTATCAAGTTGAGAAGTGATTTTATCCCAATTTTGATAGATGGCAATTCCAACGTCGGTCATTGCACCAACAATCAGGCCGATCAAAGCGCCGATACCCGTACCGATTGGGCCGCCAAGAGAGCCGATGATTGCACCAATGCCTGCGCCAGTCATTGTCGAGCCAAGCGGAATCAAAATTCCGTTTAACGTGTTTAAGCCATTCTTGACAGCGTCATAAACGCCAGTCACGAACATGGGAATGCCAGTTACAATTCCACCAACGGCTGCGCCGATAATTGCGCCAGCGGTAGAGCCACCAGCAGCTTTAATCGCTTGTCCGACAGCAGAACTGCCAAAACCGGTTACAATAAACTGTGCAATACCTTTGCCAAGAATGGCTGCGCCTGTAGTCCCAATCAAAGCGCCAAGAACAATTTCAGCGAAATTCTTTCCATTTACGCCATTTTCGATCGCGTCTTTAATGCCTGTAATCTCAAGAACAACGCCCACCGTAAAAACGCCAAGACCCAAAACAATGGATTTCAGTGCGTTTATTTTGGAGATAGCGTCCACAATATCCGTAATAAGATTTGTGAGTTTCCACGCAGCAAGGGCGGTTGCTACAGTCGCTATAAGAGGAAGCATACTTTTGATTTTCTGCTTCATCTCATCAATAGATGTACCAACATAGTTCTTGAACATATCGTAGCCGGACAGGTCTACATCGCCCAAAATGTTACCAGCAGATGCACCGCTGCCAAAGCCAGAGCTTCCCTGCGTTGGGTCGATGATGTTCAGTTCATCAAAGCCCATCGTGTAGTCCTTGAGGGCTTTGGCGGCTTTCTTTGTTGAATCGGTTGTGTTATCCATTGCGTCACCGATGCCGCCAACGCTGTCAGCGCTCTTAGTGAAATCGGTGAACACAACCTTCACGCCCATCAGCTTTGCTACCCACTCTACAAACTCTCGAATGAGCTGAACAGCAGCAATCAGCGGGGGAAGAATGGATTTCAGGGCGGGGTAGAGCAGAGAGCCGACAGATTTTGCCAACATATCAAGCTGTGCTTTCAGAATCTTGATCTGGTTCGCAGGACTCTGGATGGTCTGTGCAAGGTTGCCCTGCACGTTGGCAGTCTGCTTCATAATGGCAATGTAACGCAGAACTGCCTTATCTGCCTGAGACAGACTAGAAACCTGTTTGTTAAAGCCTAAAGCTAGAAGCTCCTGCTGTAACCGTGCCTGAGACAGGTCGACGCCCAGACGGCGAATAGGCTCAATCTCGCCAGAGATTGCGGAGGACATTGCAGTAAAGGTCTGCGCAACGTCCTTGTTCCAATAGGAACCTTCGTCATAGGCAAGCTGAGTCAGGTTCTTGGACAGAACGTATGCCTTGTCGCTGGCCAGACCAAACGAAGTACCCAAGCTCTGGATGGTAGCCATGTAGGTCATCGCTTTGGTCGGGTCAACACCAAGCAAGCCCTGCATCTTGCTAATAAGCGTATCGGCTTCACCGCTCAAATTGCCCATAGCATTATGAAACAGGTCTGTTGCTTCATAGAAGTCGTTGAACTTTGCAACAGCGTTGCCAAGATACTCAGCGATAGCTTTCAACGAAACCAGCTTTGCCATGTTCCGCATAAAGCCGTTCATCTGATTGGACAGGCTGAGATAGCTCTTGCGCTGCTTTTCGTTGGCTGCGGTCACGCGGTTAGCCTGTGTAACCACCTTACTCAACTGCGGAGGGAGCTTTGCAAAGGCATTGCCCACTTTGTCAAGCTGAGATGCAAGGGGAGTGAGCGAGGTGGAGATGCTATCACAAGCAGTCTTGAACTTATTGAGCGTGTCTGCATCCAACTTATCATTGATAGATGGGATTTTAACAATGGCGTTCATTGCACTGCCAACCGCTTTCAATCCAGAAGCATCAAGGTTCTGCAAGGGCTGTAATTCGCTTTTCAACGATTCCAGCTTTGCGCTTAAACCAGTAAAATCAATGCCAGAAACATCAATGTTTGACATCTTTTCGATGTTCTTAAAAATAGAACCAATGCCTTTGGATGCAGACTTCAGCCCAGCGATAGAACCAGCTAGTTTATCAAGGCTATCGCAGACGGCAGAAACATTGCCCTTAGAACGAAGATTGGCGATAGCGTTAGCCAATTTATTGATGTTAAGCTCTGCGCCCTGCGATTCCGCAGAGATTTCTACGGATAAGCTTGTAATATCAACATCAGCCATCACTACCACCATCCTTTTCCATCATGGAGAACATCATACGTTTGATTCGCTCCTGTGCTTCCGCAGCACGTTGGTATTCATACTCGTCTTTCTCCTTTTGAGAAAGGGGAATCGGTCTGTCCATGTACTTGATAGGTTTAGACCCTTTCTTTCGGAACATATTGCCAACCGTAGAGGAAAGCGCAGATGCCATGTAAAAGCCATTTCTCCACGCTTCTGCGTTGGCCCTGCGTTCCCGCAGCTCCTCTGCGTCACGGTAGACCTTCGCCAGCCAGACATCGCCGTGCCAAAACTGTTCGTAGGTCATACCGATGGAGATGTAATAGGCTTCTACATCGTGGAACAGCTTGGAGAAGGAGAATGGCTCTCCCTCTCCGTCTGTTTCCTGAGATTGTGCGGTTACACAATCTCCCACGTTGCGTTTTTTGCGGTCTTGTCCTCAGTGTCAGTTGCCAGCAGAGACTTAGAAGCGTCCATGAACATCTCAAGCAGCGCAGCCATCAGCTCTTCCTTCTCGTCGATGTGGGCAAACATTTCGTCCACGACTTTACGCTTGATGCCACGATTCCGGGCAATGAACGCACCGTAGAACAGGGCGCGGGAATTGGACAGCAGATTGGTCATCTGGGTGTACTGGCCAATCTGAAAGCCAGCACGTTCGGTAGCTTCCACGCTGTCACGGGTGAAAGTCAGCTCATAAGTGTTCTTGCCATCAGGGGAATGAAAGTTGATAACCTTTGCAGCCATAATAAATGCTCTCCTTTATAAATAGGAGCAGAACCAAATCCGTTGTTCAGTTCTGCCCGGTTTGATTGATTCGATTTTTGCGGTTTAGCCGCCGTTGATGGTCAGCGCCTTAACGAACTTCGGCTTGGTGTGGAAAATGCAGTTGATGGTCATTTCCACAACCTCATCCACGCCAAAGCCGGACAGGCCAACCTGATGCATACCCTGCCAAGTGAAGCCGGAGCCGTCCTGCATCTTAATTGCATAGTACTTGTCGGGGTTCTCTTCGGCAGATTCATCGTAGCCAGCTTTCTGAACCGATTCGTAATCTTCCTTGTTGTAGTTTGCGGTAAACGCCTTAATATCGGACTGGTTAATACCAAAAATCTGCTTCTGCATCGGATCAGACAGGGTGGTGGCATCCAGAAGGTTCGGATCGGAAATCATATCCGGGACATCCTTGATGTCACACAATTTCGTCAATGCAGACTCGGTAGCACCACAATACAGGGTGGTATTCAGACCGGAGATAGCAGTACTCATAGAATGTTTACCTCCTTAGTTTCGGTAAATCATTCCGTCCTCTCCGATTGTTGCCCCATAGCTGCAATCAATCCGATAGACGGAATTGTTGTACAGCCCATTCAACGGGGCAAACGATTTTCGATAGAAATTGAGCGGTTCCAATACAGAATCCACGATGTCCACAATAGAGCGGGCTTCTGCAATGCGTCCGCTGGTTTTGTTGGAATAGACACGCACACGCAGGGAAACGGCGGCGTACTTGCTTCGGCTGGCAGAATCACGATGAACCGGGAGATTGCTGTTTTCCTCTATCTGCACACACGGAAATTTCTTGACGTTGCTGTCATTGATTTCACCGGTGACGAAGATTCCGGGAACTTGCTTTCGCAGTTCCTTGGCAACAGCTGTAAAGATAGAATTGAAATAATCAATCAACTATTCCAAACCTCCCTCCACGTTGCTTCTACCTGAGAAGCCATTTCTTCAACAGCTCCCCACATAGCCATAGCTGGTTCGTTACCGCTGGTGTAATTCAACTGTCCCTTGCCGGGAACGGTATCCACATAGGTTCCGGCATTACCGGGGTCACCGTAGTAGTACCAACGTCTGCCAGCACCTTTGCCTTGACCATAGGAGCCATGCGCACCAACACCGGGCGGCAGTTCGCCGCCATATCCGTTGTGATGTGCACCGGTACCAAACTCGATAAAGGCGACTGACTTGCCCTCTGCAATGATGGTGCAAATGTTTCCGTTCTGCTCAACACGACAAGAGACATCGTTGCTACCGGCATATTCTGCATTTGCAAAGCGAACTTTCGCTACATCAAGCCCTTTGTCAGCCAACGACTTTGCAAACTCCTGCGCTTTTTTGTTCAGGGTGGTCTTGTACTCCTGTATCTGACGTTCCGCATCACGAAGTCCGGCATCGCTCAACCTCACTTTAATTTTCACTTGCGGCCACCTCCTTCAGCGCATACAACGTGTCCGTGATATGCTCTGCGACCTTGACCACAGTGTAATTGAAAGGCTTTGAAACGTCTGTCTGAAACCAGACGTGTGTACCTTCATAAAGCGGTGTGTTGCGCTTTTTGCTGGACGAACTGACAACGTAGCTGTAATCCGTGAACGCCCCAAAAGGGCTTGCTTCCGCAGAACCAGTAGGCGGGCTGACGTTCAACATCAGCTTTGCGGGGTCGCTCCACGATTCGTATGCGGATTCGCCAGTCTCGTTTCCCCACTCGTCCACAACAGGCGTTTTCTCGCCAACTGGGTTTGAATACCACAGCGGGCGTTTATCCAGCGGACTACCATTAAACATCAGCCGATAACACCTACTCTCGGAACTACTTCGTTCAGCAGGGATTGCGCCACATCGGAGCTTTCCCACACACGAGTGATACCGTTATTGGTATAACTCGTCTGTCCGTTTGCGCCGATGTGGTTGTACAGTTCCGCTGCAATGCGTATCTGCAACGACTGATACTGCAAGGGTAACTCGTCCGGTTTGTTGCCGAAGGGGTAGCCCTGTGCAAATATCTTGTCTTTGGCGAAATCAAGCAGCAGGTCGAAGAGTGGGTAGTCCTCGTCCGTGATTTCACGGTCAAGTGCTGGGGCAATGTACTGCCCCAGCTTGACTGCTGCTTCGGAATACTGGTCTCCCATGCTGCTTTCCTCCTTTCGCCTTAGTAAGCCTTGATGCAGTACACAGCGTCCATGCGCTCAAAGGACGGCAGGACGATTTCAGAAACGTAGATGTTGGTGTTGACAGGATGCACAGTCTGCTCAGTGGTAACAGCAACGCCAGTATTCACAACGGAAACCTGTGCGTTGGAGATGCCAGCCATCAGGTCGGCTTCCTCAGGGGTGGCAACATAGTACATATTGCCCAGAGAGCCAGAAGGAGCCAGCACGACATAGCCATCAGGCAGATACTTCTCAGCAGCTGCGGTTTCCTCCGGCTTGTACATCTTGTCGTACAGATGAATGCGGATGCCAGATGCGCTTTCGACAACAGAACGTGCCTCGGAATCGACAAGAACGGCGGTGGCGGTTTTCATAACCGTCAGGAACCGGTTCTTGATTTCATCCGCAGCAATCATCTTGTGGAAAGTGTTGGTGTTCATGTAGGCATCGGTGATAATCTCACCAGTGTTTGCCAGCACGGTGTTTGCGGCAGTGGTCATCGTGGCGATGGGGGTTGCAGTGGTAGGAGCGTCCCACTTCTCCTTAGTGGTCAAAGCCTTGTAATTGGACTGCTGCCAAGTGCCGTCCGGGTCATAATCGTAGACGTAACTCACGCCGTTGGACTCAATAGAGATGCCGGGCTTGCCAGTCTTAGGAGCCAGAAGCTGCCACACCATTCGCTCAGGCACAATGCGAGCACCGGTAATAAGCTGTGCGGTATCATCGTAGACACGATTGATAACGTCTGCCGCAAACTCCTGATTAGTAGCCAGAACAGAGATAATCTTGCGGCGGTCTTCCTCGTCAATGTGAGTGCCCTCACGGAAGAACGGCATATTGGTCTCGGTCATTTTGATGCCCTGACGAGTACGGAACGTAGCCTTGGTATCGAAAACGCTAGGCTTCAGCGAAACGCCAACGCCCTTGTGGCCACGCAGCCACTTCAGTTCCATGCTGACCTTCTTCCGAGCAGGGAACAGAGCATCGGAAGCATAGGGCTGCGCATTGGTCGGGTCGTTCGTCCAATAGGCGGCAATCGCAGCAGGGGAGAAAATTTCGTTCAGATTCAGTGCCATAATTTAGTCCTCCTTACTCGCTCTTTGCGCCAACATCAGTACGGCAGAAAACGGCGGGAACAGCCTTTTTCAGAGCGGCAATATCGTTTGCAGAATAGGTAAAGCCGGACAGCTTTGCCTTGTCCACATCAATAACGCCCTGAATTAGCAGTGCGCCATTGGGGTTGACGGCAGGGTCAACGGTGTGCAGCAGAATGCCAATGGCATCGGTAGCTGCGTCAGCAGCGCTAGTGCCAGTAGTGGCAGCAGCTTTCAGACCAGTCTTTGCCATGGGATAACCAGCCGGAACGGCATTGGTTTCCTTGACAGTAAAGGGAATGGCAACGTAGGTATCAGCAGCCAGAATAGTGCTTTCAGGAGCCGATACCGGAGTATTGGTGTACTTCATGTTTTCCTCCTTAATGGAAAGCAGTCATTGCGTCACTCGATGCCTTGTTTGCGTCTGCACGCTCCTGTGCGAAGCGTTTAGCAAAGGCAACACCTGCGCTATCTGCGCTGTTACCATTGCCATCCGCACCAGGGGGCGTGGGCATATCCTTCAGCAGAGAAGCCTTGTATGCGGTGTCATGGGCAGTCATAAACTCCGACTGGAACTTAAACACCTTGTCCATGTCGCCGTCAGCCAGTGCAGATGCAGCCTTGCCAGCCAGTTCAGCGTCATAACCCTGTGCAACGAACTTCTCACGGTAAGATGCAAGGGTCTTTTCCTTGACGAGGTTCTCCTTATCGGCAGTCAGGGTTTCAATCTGCTTCTGCATCTCTGCCAGCTTGTCAGCCTGTTCCTGCGCGGCATTTTCGTCATCGGTGCGCTTTGCCTTGAGCTGCTTCTTGTACTCGGCGGCTTCGCCGTTGGCTTTCGTCACGGAGTTGCGCAGCTTCTCAATCTCTGCGCTAGGGTCTGCAACCTTTTCAAGCGCAGAAATGATTTCATCGGCGGTCATGCCCTCTTTGTAGGCATCACCAAGTAACGCTTTGTAGTTCATATTGTTAATTTCCTCCTGCGTTTTTTTACCGTTGCTTCCCTGCAACGCTGCGAAATTTGTATCCCGGCTTCCCTGCCGGAATATGCAAAGGGTTATTCGCCCTCTGTTTCATTGTCAATTTTGCTTAAAATCCTTTCGAAAAGTTCAAGCTGTTCTTTAGAAGGCTCTTTTGGCTCTGTTTTAGCAATCGCTACATTTGCATAAAGAGCGGCTTCTTCAAGGTGAGTAAGCGCAATGCTTCTTTCTCGATTCGGCTCAATTTGCAAAATCAGTTTCTCTGCATATGAAAGTGAATCGTAAATATGCTGAAATAAAGCCATCTCTGCTCTTGAAAGTGCTCTACCCTTATACATTGTTGTTTTCCTTTCCATCAGCCTGATTGCCGACCATTTTGTTGGTGTCAACAATATGGTCTGTGGACTGTTCCTGCGGTTTCGGTGCTTTCCCATCCTCGCCCAGCTTGCCAGCGGAAATCAGGAAGGGCTTGCTCATTTCATAAGCAGCCTGCGGGTCGGGGAACAGACCGGGCGTTGTGAACGCCAACTGCGGGTCAATGCTCTGACCAAGCATCTGCGCGAAAATCTGAACCTTGCTCTGCTGGTTATCGTACTGACGGCGGGGCAGTTTGATGTTGATGTCACTTGCCATCAGCTTAGAGCCAGCCGTATCACGCAGGATTTTCAGCATTACAGACAAGCTTTGGCGTTCCGAGAACTTGAACATATTCTCATACTGCTGCGCCCTTGCTTCGGTGTGATTCCAACCGTTACGAACGATAACTGCGCCCACGTTGTCAGACGTTGCGTTTTCACTGCCAGTGGCACTAGGCATAGCAGTCAGGCTGCGGTACACGTTCAACATGGAATCAAGCAAGGTCTGGCTCTGCTGCTGGTCAAGCTCGTTTGCAAGCTGTGCGACCGAAGCTGGCTGACCGGAAGATGACTTCAGGCACATTGCGCCCATAGCCTTAACAGCTTTTAAGGCTTCTTCGTCCACAAGGCAGTTGGTAAACACCATGATGGACTGAATGAACTGTGCCACGCCGTCCAGACGGTTGCTTTCAAGGTCGTTGATGGCATCCAGCACAGGGATAGCCGGTTCAAACAGACCCATGCGCTCCGGGTTGAGCTTGTATTCGACCATCGGAAGCATCCCCAGAGAATGGCTTTCAGATTTTGTGATCTTGCCGTTGTCGATTTCAAAGTACTGGTTTGGCGTGTACACGCAAATCAGGTCGTTCAGGTCATTCTGATAATTGCGCGGGATATGCAGCACGTTGGCAATCGGCTTGTGACCGATGCCGGAGTTGTAAATCACATACGCCATGTCAGGGTCTGGAACGTCCACCAGCAGGGGTGTTTCGTCCGGGTAGTTGCCGCCATACCCCTTGTCAGGAAGAACGATGCGGTATCCCTGTCCACACTCCAACATCCACTGCCAGAGCCGCCGATCAAGCGCGTCCTTGCCCTCATACTGCAAGGCGTTAGACAGCCGGGCGATTTCCTCACCGTCACCTGTTGCCGTTTCAGACCGCACATAAGAGCAAGGCGTGCCGCTCATGTAACCTGTGTAAAAGCCCACGCATTCATTGGCGTGGTTCTCTACAATGCGGTTGGTGATTTCAGCGTGGTATTCCTTCGTACGGTGGAGAACAGGCTGGCTACCCAAGTAGTAGTTGTGCAGAAAGCGAATCTCGTTCTTATTTAGCAGATGAATAGGCTCCGCCTTGCCCATGACCACTTTCAGCACGTTCTCCCGATTGATTTCCGTCTCCGGCGTTTCAATCGGTCTACGTCCGGTCAGCGGCTTATTCAAGAATCCGTCAACAACCATCTGATACTCAGCCATGTGTTCCTCCTTTCCGGCAAAATAAAAAGCGCAGCAAGACAAACCTGTTAAGGTCTATCTCACTGCGCCAAAACTGCGCTTCAAAAGCTATTTACTTTTCCGGTGGATGGATGATTTTCACCCATCCTTCCCTTGTATCTCCTTCGATAATGCCCTTGCATCTGTCGCACTTGAAATGGTATCGTCCGTCTACTTCGCCAAGATAGCGGTTGCAGCGGACGTTCTTATAGATTGGATTCTGCCTGATACAAGGGCAACAGATTCTAACTAGCATGAGCACTCCTTTCGTTGAATTTCTGGAAACAGGCTGTTTAGCACAGACCTGTCAGAAGCTACTGGGAAACTGTTCGCACTACCAGTCATGCTAGGCTCTGACTTGTCGGGTGTCAAAAGCCACGATTGCCCCGACTGGAGCAAATCGCTGATGGACACAGAAGATGGATTTGAACCACCGACCTTCGGGCTATGAACCCGACGAGCTACAAAACTGCTCCACTCTGTGTCATGTACCCGGCTTGATTCATCGTTGCTCTTTGAAATGGTAAAATGTCACAAAACCCATTTCATCGAGAGCCGGGAATAACGATTGGAGGTTGTAAAAGGAAAATTTCCATGAAAACAGAAGTGAATCGTTGTGCTGCGTAACGGAATCGAACCGTTGCTTGCCAGCAGTGGGGGAGACAGACTGGCATTCCCCAAACAATTGGAAACGCAACATATAAAGCCCGGTGAAGGCGAAAGAGTGAGAAAACCTCCACCGGTGAAAGGAGGAATATGCTTGTTGACACGCACGCGAGTAAAATGACAAAACCTCGCGTGCAAGCTATTCCTTTAAGGGAAGTTGCAAAACTTCCTGCGTACATTATAAGCCTTGTCAAGTGATGAAATCAAATAAATAGACCCAGCGAACACAATATATTGTGTTTTTAATCAAAAAGGCCTCTTGACAGGCTCGATTTTACTGATTCCGTTATACAATTCATCGGCAAGCTGCGCCAGACTGTCCGGTGCATCATCGTGCGGAACTTTGCCAAGCTGCGTGAACATCGTCACCTGCTCCATGAACGCCTTGTACTCTTTCGACTGGTGTTTCTCGTCAAGGAAGTAGAATCGTTTGATGTCCGGCGCATACTGAATAATTCTGGACAGCTTGCTTTGACCACTGGGCGCACGTTGGCTGCGAACAGAGCAGTGATAACCCTGCTGCCGGAGCTGGCTGTCAACAACGTCACAGTATTCATCGCCACCGTTGTTGGCTTCGCCACGCACCACATTGATTTTGTGCTGGATGATTTTGCCCACGACTTCCGGTCTGGTCACGGTCTTGTCTCCGTTATTGAACACAAGGTCAGGGATGAACACGGCATCGCCGTACACATAAGCGATAGGACAGGCGGTAAAGTCACCGCCGCCCCATGCAATATCCATGACCATGAGCTTGCGATCAGGCTCTCCATCAGGCAGAACGCCGTTGAAATACCGCAGTTCATCGGCAGGGAACAGCAGACCTTCACGCACATAGGGTTTGCCCATGTACTTTGCCCACCATGTTGCATCGTCAATGCTGGCTTTCATGTCTGCATAGTAGGCATCGTCAAATCCCACGCCGTAGTCATAATTGAAGTTGCTGTGTCCGCTCTCGTCTACCGCAGGAATCACCCGAAATCTGTACTTTGGGTTGTCTGCATACTGGTTCTGGATGCGTCCAAGAGGGTCAAGCACGTTCCAGCGTGTGCCGACCATCAGCTCCAATGCGCCCTGCTTTTTACGGTCTTTCAGCTGGTTTAGGTAAGCATCGTACTTGTTGTTCAGACGCTCAACGTTCAGGCTTTCTTCCAAGTCCTCAATCAAGTCATCGCTGTACAGCACGCCGCCCTCGCCAATTTCAACTGCGCCGGTCAGCGTACCGCCGATTGAGCGGCAAGTCAGGGTGGGGAAACGCTTCTTTCGGTTCAGATCAACGCTTTCGTCCTTTGCGCTCTTGTCCACAAGCTGAACGTCAGGGAAGATTTTGCCCCAGTTGTAGGTCACAGGGTCAGTGATGATGGACAGCACTTCGCCATAGAAGCCGTTAGTCAGCTTGTCAGAATGTCCGCTCATGACCGATGCAACGTCCGGGCGGTTGCCCATCAGCCATGTGATGAAAAAGATGCACAGCGTACTGTTATGGGTAGAAATCAGCCGTTTGCCAGCGCAATATACGCCGCCCTCAACCTGAATGCAGTTGCCCTGCTTCGGCTCGATGCGCTCAAACCCGCAAAATGCCACACGGCGAGGTTTGGAGAACTCCTTTAACTGCTTGCGAGGAACAACGCAGGGAATAGGGCAGGTAGGATTAAAAGAGATGGAATAAACCGTCAGATTTCCTTTAATGCCACTAGATGATACACGAGGTGGATATTCAACCACGCTACATCTCCATCCAAAGGTAGAAACCAGCGTGACAAAATCATCTCTCATTTGCAGCTCTGTGGTAGAAAAAGCGTACCGATGCTCTTTTGCCCGTAACGTACCGTCTGTATCGAGCAGCCCAGCAAGCAATTCCATGCGCTGTGCAATGCTGGCTGTAAAGTATTCTTCTGGGATGTGCTTCACGCAGCGGCGGTGACTATGGCACATATCGCCTTTTTGGAGTGCCTGTCGCAAGCCAGAGAATCCGTAGTACTCAACGCCAGTATCCTTATGGACAGTGTGCCAGCTAACAGGGTATCCATCGTTAATAACACGCTCAACAATCACTCGATCACAAGGAGGTTCGCAAATATCCGGGTGCTGATTGCGACCATCGCCAAGCCATGCACCCAATGTGTACGGCTCAACAGGCAGTTTCTTATATTCTCCTTCGACAAAATTTTTGAACGGAACCTGATAGCAGAATCTTATACCGTCCTTCGTGTCGGCAACATAATCTTCCATCATCCGCTTGGTTTCGATTACATCAAATCCGTTCTTATGCCGGTTAAAGACCGGCCACTCGTGGTTTTCGTGGCAGTCAATGTATGTGCCGTCAGAGAAATGGCATCGCACATCAAGCTGGCACTTAGGAGATACAGCCAGCACCTTTACAAACTTGCCTTTTGGACTGATAACTTCATCACCAACCTGCAAATCGCCGTGATTCTTCCAGCCGTTTCGCGTAAGAATTGGTGTATCATCACTCAAAGCCTTACCCACGCGAGCCGGAAGACTGACCCCCAAGAAATCTATCCGCTTATAAAACAAGTCCTCCAGGTCATCTGCCAGCACTTTCAGCACTCTGCGTCTTGGTTGATAGAACTTCTTCTCCGGCGCACGATTCCATTCAAGGTAAATGCAATAGCTGTCGAACACATCTTTTGCTTCAAACAGGTACGTCCGGCTGATAATATCATAGACTTTCGCCACGTCCTCGCCTGTTTTCATCTTGCCCATCATGGCTGCACAGACAGAGCGCAGCTCCCCAGAGTATTTGTAGGCATCGAACCGCTTGTCTTGCGGAAAAGCGTCCCTCAAATTCACGACCGCCTGAAACCAGTCCTCATAAACCTGTGCTTCTGTCGGATTCCGCTTTGCATACGCTTTGATACTGTCAATGATGGCGATACACTGCTTTGGTTGCATAAAAAATAGGCACCCCCTACCTGAAAATGTAAAGAGTGCCTACAACTGCACAAAAATCAAATATTCGGTTTTATAATGCTGTTTTCGGAAAATTATTTAATGTAATTTAGTTTAACGGAACTTATTTTACCTTATTTATATAATCGAATAACGTAGGACCGGATTTGCAAGGCCACCAATAAATTTTATGCAATTTTTCTTTCAGCCTTACAAAAAACAACGGCTCATACCATTTTATCGGACGAATACCGGGATGCTCGTCATCCCCTAGCGTAACATAGCCCATATCATAAATATGAGTAGCAAGAATCACGCCGTCTTTATCATGCGAACCAGAGATCACGCTGTAAAGCCATTTGTCCTTTTCTATTGCATCTCTCAATTTTGGAAGGGAATAGTATCCATCTCGCAAATCCGGCTTCTCTTTTATAAGTGCGTCCATCATTTGTGCCGCAGCCCCTTTATATCCAAACACTTGATAACGATAAAGCAGTTTATTCATTCCGTACCTCTTTCTTTGATTATACAAGCGTTGGCTTCGGTTCTTCATCCCCAAGCATCAACTTGTAACTAAGATACTTTTCGATGATAATGTGTCTTTCTGCCAGTGTACCATAAATAAAGACGAGAGCATCTTTAGCAGCATCGTATTCATTCGGAAAAATGACAATTTCCTCGTTTGCAAAAGTCACGGTGCAGTTTTCCGAATGGCAAGCTTCCAAGAACCGCTTGATTTCAAGAAAACCGCCAAAGTCAAGCATAGACCGCAGCGTGATGCTACCATTCTTAACAATCAGTTCTTCTCCCTGCATATTATCCAGCCTTTCTCTGTTCAGCAATCCGATACCATGTCTGACGGGTCAAATAATGTTCGCTTGCTCATCAAGCCACGTTTCGCGGTCAAGTCTTTCCTTCTTTTCGATTAAGGTAGGAGTAAACGTTTTATCGCTCTTCCATCCAGCGTATTTCTTAAAATACGCAAGATAATCTTCTGCTATTGCGGAAATGCTTTCCAAAATAAATGTAAGAAGAGCAACTCTCATTTGCCGCTTAAACGTTTCGGAAGGGCCTTCTTTCTTGAAATTAAAAAATATGTTTTCATCATAAAACAAAACATTGCATTTCTTAGATTGGCATTCCAGCATAAAGGAAGTAAAATCTTTGCAGTTTACAAAATCGAAAACCGAACGAAATGTCAAATCTGCATCTTTTTTGATAAAATCCCAATAAAACGGTTTTTGCTTTTCCATATTGTTCTCCTTTTCTCTTGCCTGTTGGAGAAAAGAATGGTATACTGTGGTTGCACCATTCTTTTTCCTGTTTTGGTTGGTTTGGTGTACTCTTAGCGGTGGCTTGTGGTTGGGCTGCCGCTATTTTTATTTGCGTATCTTTCGACACGCTCATACCAAGTGGATTTCCCGATGCCAAGCTGCTTGCAGCACTCTTTTACAGTGATTTCGCCTTTTTGCTGTTGTTTTAATAGGCTTTCAAACTGCTGCTCGTCAACTTGCTTTTCCTGTCTGCCGAAGCTACGGCCTGTTCTGGCTGACACTCGCTTGCCGTCAACAATGGGCATAGCGGCTATGCCCTCTGCCTGACGCTGTTTGGTTTTCTTGCGCTCCTGTTCAGCTACTGCACCCAAAACCTCAATAAGGATGTTGTTTACCATTTCCAGCACCCATGTCTGGTCTTGGAAGTCAATAAGCGTGGTCGGAATATCGAGAATGCGAACAATCACGCCTTTTTCTTTGAACCATTGAAGTTCTCGCTTCATTTCGTCTTTGTCACGCCCGAATCGGTCAAATTCCTTGACGATGACTTCATCCCCAGCCTTGACAGTCTCTTTCAATCGTTTATACTGCGGACGGTCAAAGCTGCTACCTGTCATTTTATCACAAAATACATTCTCGTCCGGAATGTCGAACCGATCTCGTGCGATTTTAAGCTGTCTTGCAAGGCTTTGCTCCTTACTAGACACTCTAGCTAAGAAGTAACGCATTTTTTTCACCCATCACTTGATGTCAAACCCATTTTCGACTTTTGTCTCACGAGGGACTACCATAATCTTGTATCCCATAACCCTTAGTGTTTCATCCAGCTTGTTGACACTAATGTTTTTGTGCCTTAGACGTTCATTCAAGGTTTTAAGCGGAATGTTGAGCATATCACTTAACTTCGCTTGGTTCAATTCCTTCAATTTCAAAATTTCCTTTATCGCTTCACTTGCCGTCATTTTTCTTCGCCATCCTTTCTTGATTCTATTATATCAAGATATTTCTGGATGTCAAGATATTTCTGGACTTTCTTTGCTTGCGCTTATATTATATATAAATATACTCTAGTATGTATTTATACATACTAGAGTAGTATAAGGATGTTTACTTAGTTAATCACAATCAGGTAGAAAATTTTCTATAATAAGGAGTAATTCTTCCAAACTTCATTTCCGTAAAACTTTGGGTCTTGACAAGCATATTTTCACGCTTTATACTTGTTTCAGCGAAAGCGAGGTGATAGGCTTGGCAAGACGAGCAGAAACCTCGGAACGTGATAAGCTGCGCATGATAAGCACCCGGCTCACTGAGAACCAGATCGCAAGCATGGAAAGCAGCGCAAAGGCATTGAACATCTCAAAGGTCGATGTTATCCGCATGGGTATCGAGTGGGTAGCATCTTACGTTGAGAACATCAAGGCATAAAAAAATAAGCTACCAGCCGCAACCACCACGAAGCCACTGATAGCTTATCCACATCACGAAACGAGAACCTGCAACCACCAAGGGGGCAGTCTCCCTTTTCGGAATCTATTATACCAAAAAGGGCTGCTTTCCGCAAGAGTTAGGAGCAAAAAACATGAATTTTCCCACGACAACCGAAGAATTTCTGAAAACCCTCGCACACGGCAAAGAGCCGACCAGCGAGGACAGGGAGTACGCAGAAGCGCTGGGCAAGCTGTCCGAACTGAACTACCGGGCAGGGTACGAAGCGGGAGCAACCAATCAGAACGGAAAAATTTGATGCCAGCACTAGTGAACACAATATATGGGGTGTATTTTCTTGACATCCTAATATTTTGCGGTTACACTTATTGCACAGCAAAACGAAAGGGGGTGAATGTGTATGAGTAGTCCTTACGCAGAGCGTTACGGTCATACCGTTACCATCAGCGTGACGGAGCGGCAGTTTGCAAGCTTGCAGGAATACTGCATCAAGAACCGGGTGTCCATCTCTGCTGCGTTCCGTGAAGCGTTCTTTACGCTGCATCCAATGGATTCTACCAATGAAAACGAAAAATGATACGTCCGCTGAAGTTTGGCGACAGAAGCGAACGTATCATGTAAACCCTGAGAGAAGCATTCTCTCGCCGTTATTATAGCAGAAAATCGCTTCTCTCACAAGTGAAAAGGAGCTTTTTAATGCAACTTTCTTTGTCTGAGAACATCAAAATCTTCAACAACGCCGAATTTGGCAAAATTCGTGTCATGCTTATTGACGATGACCCTTGGTTTGTTGGCAAGGACATTGCCGCAGCACTTGGGTACGTCAACACGAAAGACGCTCTTGCAAAGCACGTTGACGAGCAAGATAAGCGTCAGGGAGATGGGGTAGCGTTTTGCGACCCCATGGGCAGAGAACAGCATCCGACCATCATCAACGAATCCGGCCTGTACAGTCTGATTTTCAGCAGCAAGCTGGAAAGCGCACAGCGGTTCAAGCACTGGGTCACTCACGAGGTTTTGCCGTCCATCCGCAAGCATGGAATGTACATGACCGACAACTTGTTAGAGACGGCTATTGCCAACCCGGACTTCGTGATCGGTCTGATTCAGAACATGAAGGCCGAAAAAGAAAAGAGCGCAGCATTACAGATGCAGAACAAGCAGCTCTGTGAGAAGAACGAGGAGATGCAGCCAAAGGCAGACTACTTTGACGACCTCGTGGCGTGGAACGTGTCTACCAACTTTCGCTCTACCGCAAAGGAACTGCGCATTCCTGAACGCCTGTTCATCAAGATGCTTATTTCTGACGGTTACATCTACCGTGACAAGAGCAAGGGCATCCTGCCAAAAGCGGGCAAGGGTGACGGCCTGTTTGCGGTCAAGGAATACTGCAACCAGAAGAACAAGCACGGTGGCGTACAGACCAGGGTAACGCCGAAAGGCCGTGAAACTTTCCGTCTGCTCTATGCAAGCATCCGCAAAAACGGATAAGTAACGCTTTCTAAAAATTTAGAAAGCGAAAATAGAAAAGCCAGTGGTTAGAGAGCATCTATCCGCTGGCTTTTTGTGTTATGTGATTATCCTTCTACAAGGTCTGCGTACTTGACTTCAATGCGGGGCAGTTCATCGGTGGTGCTGGTCAATGCTCTGGTGATTTTTTCAAGCCCGGTGAACTCACCATAGACGGTGATAATATCATCGTCCAGAATCTTCACAGCATCGCCGCCACGCTTATCCAGCATATAATACTCGTCATCAGCATAGAAGCCATATCCGCTGTTGTCCGTGTAGGTTCTCCATGCTTTCTCGCTGCCGGAGAAGTTTGCGTCAATAATCTGCGAGACCTTTACTTTGACTACAATCTTAGTCCCTTCATACTTTTCAGGATAACGGCACAGTTCCTTATAGTCCACAGTCTGGCACTCTGCCTTGTAATCGTCCTCGCTGATTTCAGGAGCAACGGAAGAAGCGGTGGATGCACTCGCCTTGTTAGACGTAGCGTCCTTGTAGCCCTCTTCAAAGCCCTTCTTGCCGCTATCGCTAGAGCCACCAATAGCAGACAAGACAATCAAAACAATGATGGCGATGAACCACCAGCGCTTGTAGATGGGCGGCTTGTTCTTACCGCCACACTGAGGGCATACCTTTGCACTTGCGGCAATCTCTGCTCCACAGTGCTTGCACGTTGTCATTTTGCTTTTAGCCATTGTAGATTCCTCCCTTTCAAGGCTTGTAAGGAAAGTATAGCACAGAACACAGACCCTTTGTAGGGGTCTTTTTGTTTTTGCGGGAAATTTTTGGAACTTGAGATAGGGGTGGGGGTGTTTTGTGCAGAAAAGAGAGGGTGGGTAGGCGAGGAAAAACGCCTTTTTTATTTTGGAGATTTTTCGCGCTACTCACCGGGCGGGGCTGGGCGGCGGCTGTATACCCCTCCGGTGGAGACCCCAGCCCCAGCGCACCCGAACAGACTGCACCGGCCTGCACTCGATACCAGACCGCCCACGCGGGCAGATCGTGACGGCAGCGGGGCTGGGCTGCCTGCTCAGTGCGTCCGGTAAAGTGTACAATTCCGGACGCTTTATTTTATCCATATTTATATGGATATATTTTGCTAAAAGTATTGACAATCCATATATATATGGATATAATATAATCAGTCCAGATAAATATGGACTACAACCACAATACACCAAAACAGGAGGACAAAAACCATGAAAGCAAAAAGAACCATGCGGGATATAAAATCCCAGTATCCGACCATTATTCAAGTAAGTTATTGCGATGCACAAAATATGCTGTGCATGGACGACCCCGCAGCATATACCGCTGGTGTGTACGGCTGGAACGCTGATATTTACCCGATCACCTCAGGCGTTGCAATCTGCACCGGGTACCGGCCTTTTGGCAACATCAAGCCCGATCGGGAAACTGTCAGCCGCTACGAAAAGCGGGCGCGGGAAATGCGCCGGGATTTGTGGAACGCTGAGGAGCTGGCAGAGCGCTTGCACAACTTGCAGATGGAATTTGTTCGGGAGGTATGCAACGTATGAACAAGCTTGTTTTTGAGGTGAACAACGGCAGAAAATTGGAACTTGTGCAGCGGGAGGATAACGGAACGACCCTTATTTGCTCCCTTGATGCACCGGACAACGAAGCATATATAAGCGCTGGTGACTTTGTGCAACTGATTAACCTTTATCGCTATTGCAAGCGGTACGACATCAAGAACGATTGGATTAACCCCAACGGCAAAAATGCGGAGGTATAAAAAATGATTACTCTTGACTTTTCCCAGTGGGCTGCAATCTGGTACGTTGGCGGCATGATCTCCGGGGCGCTGGTTATGATCGCATTTCTTAATAGCTAACAAGGAGGGCTAAAAAATGACGTTGTTCGAGGAAAAAGTGAACGAGTACCGCGAAAACAAGCGGCTTTTGGAAGAGCTGGAAGCGATGAACGAGAGCATTAAAGCGGACATTATCGCCATGATGCAAGGTGCGCCGGAAATGGCGCAAGGCACAGCAAAAGCTATTTACAAGGACGTGCAAAGCGTCCGTCTTGACAGCAAGCTACTCAAGACGCTGCACCCTGATGTGTATGCCGAGTGCAGCAGCAAAACCACATACAAGCGGTTTAGCGTGGTATAAGGGGGTGCAAACGGTGATTTTATCCGCAATCTTGTTTTGTTTTTGGTTTTTTTCGGCGCTGTTTAAGGCAAGTAAATAAGGAGGGCTATATATTATGACTACTAACAAGGGATACGACATCAATACCGGGCTGTATACGTCCCGTTACTATGCACGCAAGGCCGCAACCGGCGCGGAGGTTGTCGTTAAGGTCTGCGGCGGTTATACCATCATGACGGCAACAGATTATAACATTTGGCGCAATCAGCGTTGACACAATTTAAGATTCAACCCCGCTTCGGCGGGGCTTTTCTTTTGCCTTGCATCGACTGATGCAGGGCTTTTCTTTTTGCCCGGCGGCGTATCAGCCACGCGCAAGCGTTTGCAGTGGCTTTTCTGCCGTCCATGCAATTATACCACCACAACGTCAAAACCGTTTACAGGGCTTTACAGGGGCGTTTCCGTTGATTTGCTCCATTCCAGCGCACACAATATAACAGCCACACAAACCGCCTATGCACCGCCTGCACCGCACTAGAGGGCATACCATCAAGCGTAGCACCTCCACCGATACCAGATACCGCCGCCACACCGGACGCTGTACAGGGCAGGGCAGCCGCCTATTATAATAATGTATAACAAGGGTGCGCCGGTGCAGCGGTGCGCCCTTGTTATAGATCCATACCAGGCGGTGCAGCAGACCGCAAACCATGCCAACCCGGCGATGTGTCGATACTTCCCACGCCTGGCGGCTGGAGTCCTGGTGTGGGTTAGCTTGGCATTATGTTTTTTCCTGGCACGGCGGCGCGGAACCATTGACGGCTTGCCGCCTCGTCTCTTTTCGGGCTTTCGCCCGATAGCTAATAGAGGTCAGCAATAGTCGCAGCGTTCCGGCTGGAATAGTCGTAGTTTCTCCCGGCGGATAGTCGTGGAATAGTCGTAAAGTCGTCAGACGACCAGCGTTTAAAAGTCCTATATATAGTATAGTAACGAGCTGTCCGCTGATAGTCGCAGAGTAATAGTTGTAGCGTTTTCTTGCGAATTGTCGTCAAATAATCGTGTATTTTTTGTGTGAAATAGTTGTTTGCCTTTTAGGAAAAGAGAGGTGCGATAGTCGCTAAGTCATCAGACCGCATAAAATTCATAATCTATTACATATATTCACTCATTTATTCACTCGCTAGCCATACCAAATTCATATGCCAACAGTACTTATTATAATATACGCTTATATATCCTAGTAACTATCTAGGGATTATTCTACTGGAATAGTCGTATCATCTAATTCGGTCTGTTCGTACTCGATTTAATTCCCAGCAATGCACTATGGTATTACGTCCAATCCATAGCATTCTACTAGGAATAGTTTTTGCAACATTTCTACATATTTTACCTGCTACAAAATGAAGTCAATTCTCCATGTGAAATAGTCGTAGACTATCCACCAGCCCGAACCTCACGCCAGCTCTCGCCTACGGTCTGCTCTGCTGGCTAACGGTATAACTTTTGGAAATAGAGGGTTGTAGTGGGAAAGAACCAGTTTACAATTTCGCATAACTGTTATTTATTCACTTTTGAACTATCGTGGCACACCCGGCTCCGTCAACGCGCGCGCTGGCGCGTATAACGCCCGCAGACGCGCTAAACACACGGGGAGGGAAAGGGGGAGCACGGAAGATGTTAGGGGGATTATAGGGGGTAATAGGGGTTGTAGGGGAAAGAGGGGGACAAAAGGGGGGAAGAGGAAACAAGGGGGAAAGGGGACAAAAATTTGAAAGCCATTTCCGAAAGTGATTGTCAAAGCGTTTTTTCGTCTCACACATTTTGCTTTTGTCTCAATCAGCTTTGCGATTAGACGATTCTTTCTCAAATTCAGACCTTGCCGTTTCACCCTGATAAATAACAAGAGAAAAAAAGCACGGAATAGTCGCAGAGGGTAGTTTTACCACCTGACACCATTCCATGCTTTCTGATACAGTAGTTTTGTAGTCGTACGAGCTAAGATTAGATATTCTTGGCTTCTCTTGCCTTACGCAGACGCTCTGCCAGTGCTTCACGCTGCTCTTCGCTGATCTCACGAGTGATAGGCGATCGAAACTTCACAAGACGTTTCGGCATCGAATAGGTCTTAGATTCCTTGCACCGCTTGGCAGACAGCTCCGCCATAAACTTGTATGTGTCGGGGAACTGCTCACAGAGCTTGTCCAGCTTGCGAATGTAAACTGGGTCTGCTGTGTAGACTTCTGCGGTATCTTCCGCTGCGTTGAAGTTGATGATAGTTTCACGTTCGATGTTGGTAAGTGCCATAGTTGTTTTCTCCTTTGCGTTATTTCTGGATAATGTTCAATTCGTCAAGAGGCTTCCGCTCTTTTTCCGTTTTGTTTCGTTCTTCCGCTAAACGCTTTTCTCTGCGTTCCCGTTCTGCACGTTCATGCTGTTCTCTTTCTCTCCGCATTCGTTGAGCGTTCTGATTTGCGATGATTGCGGCAATAACTCCACCAGTGTTTACAAACATAGTCTTTTCCTCCTGCATTTTGTGTAGTGAAAAATATTTATGGGGTTCAGACGGTAACTTTATCGCCCTGCCCTGTTATCTTTTTTTCTTGCCTATTCTACTGTGACGATTGGAGCGCAGAAGCGATTATAGGCTTATATCAGCCATCCAGCATAGTTAAAAGAGTTGCATCGTTCTACCCTTTCGAGTTTTTGAGCCGTTACAGTATGCTTTCCGTTCTCGTCTCGCCGATACAAATTGTAAAACAAGCAGTAGTCTCCTTTACGGTTCAGGCAAGCATCACACAGACCGTATCTTCCATTTCCTGCTTGTACGTTGTCTATGAACTTCTCCAATGTATCCATGTGTTTCTCCTTTCAGTCCATCCAAGTGTACTCTTGGAACCGTTGAATCTGCTTGTTAAACGTGATGGGAAGGTCGCCTATCTCACCTTCCTTGTTCTTGCTTAGTCGGAACAAATACTTGTCGGGGTTATCGCCGGACAGAAGGATGATTGCATCTGCGTCCTGTTCAATCTGTCCGCTCTCTCGCAAGTCGGAGTTGGTAGGCGTTGCTCCGGGCTTGGATGGGTTTCGATTAAGCTGTGCCAGCGCTACCACGACAATGCCTGTGGTTTGTGCCAGTTCGTGCAGGGCAATGGATATGGCTGTAATGGCGGCATATCTGTCCTTTGCGCCTGTTTCGTGGATGAGTTGAAGATAGTCTACGAAAATGACCTGAGCCTTTTTACGCAGAGCCTGAGCCTTCATCCACGCCACGTTCTTCCCGGCAGCGGAGCGGATATATAAGGGCATCTTCATGTTCTTTGCCTGTCCGTCAATCTCATCCAAGCTGACAGCCTTATTTTTCACAGTGTCCAGAGGGCAGTATATTTGATTAGCCATCAGACGTGCGCCCAGCTTGCGTTTGCTGGTTTCTAAGCTGAAATAGTACACGGTATAGTCCTGCTTTGCCATGCTTGCTGCTATTTGCAGAGACAGGGCTGTCTTGCCAGCAGACGGTCTGCCGCCGATTATGATGAAATCGCCCGGTGAGATGTGCAACGCTTCATCCAGACGCTCTAGGCCTGTCTTGATATACACAGGCTTCTCGTCCATGTGAAGCACATAGTCGTTCAGCACATCCTCGTATGTCCACGCATCTTCTTTCTCAGCTTTCAGGCTCATTGCTTCGCCCATCTGCTGGTAAATGTCTGATAGATCAGAATAGTCGGTAAGCTCGCTGGTCATCTGAAATGCCAGACCTTGCACACGAGTGAGTGCAGCTTGTTCTCTGATAAGCTGTGCCCAACGCTGCATCTGTTCCCTGTCAATTCGTACACACTCTGATTCACAGGTTTGTACACACGCCAAGAGCGTCTGCGCTACGTCTGGATGCTGCGTGTTTATCTCGACTATATCTATCTTACCCCTAGCCGTCCAATAGCCCTGAACAGCCGCAAAAGCGTCTCTCAGCTCAGGTCTGAACAAGTCAAGTTCAAGGTCTGGTATGATTTCATCCACAACGCCCGGCTTGCAGAGCATCAGCGCACCGATAAATACCGTTTGAACGTCCATTGTCATAGTCTAGGAAACTCCATCTCCGTACTTTGCTCGTTCTGGTCATCCTGTTTCAATGCGTAAATGTCCTGCCATCCTGCATAGATGCTCTGGTCAAGAATGGCTTTCCAGTCGTGCCGATCAAACTTTTCCAGCTTGTTGCAGAGCATCTGTTTCGCCCGGTCTGTCATAGGCTTTTTGATTCTTGTACGCATCTGTGCGAACTCTCGCAGGGATTCCAACAGGGCTTTATCGCCATGAGCAAAGTCGGAGAAGATGTCAGGTTTCTTCTTGACTGCACTTTCCGGCAAGGTCTTTACGTTCATCTGACTGTCAGTTGATATAATGAGTTCATCGTCATCTGACTTTGAACTCATAGATGAGCTGACCTTCATCTCATTTATGACATGAGGATGAACCGACTTTCGTGTAGACCATCCTTTTGACGCAATATCGCTTCTTTTCCACTCTTCATCGAGCAGATGCTTAATCAAAATGAAACAAGATTCTGCTTTTTTTGAGTTCAAAGTTGCGTCTTTTTCTTCAAAAACGTATGCACAGATTGCATCGTAGAGCTCCAACTTCTCTTTGCTTTTCAGTGTGGAGATGGCTTCAAAGTAGTATTGTTGGAATGTAAAGCTGTCTCGTTTTTTGTCCATGCTCAATCCTCTTTGTAGCGTTTGTTCCATGCTTCGATAAGGTCTTTTTTAATCTTTTCTTTATCGGCTGCGGAACAATTAAAGCTGTATGGCTTGCTCTCCATGAATACCCGACACTTGCACCAATTCTTGCCGTTTCTTCTTGTTATAAACATCCGACTTGTAAAATAGTCGCTTGTTTCTGCAATAGCCACTTTCCCACCGCAGAACGGGCATCTTTTGAGTTCTGTCATTTTCTAAATCCCTCTCTTGTTCTTGTGATCCGCTTATGCGCCTTGACAGGCCTTGCGCCTTTGCCGTACGCTGGGCGGATATGCTTCGCCTTAATGTATCCACAAGGCGGCTTCGGCCCAAAGTCGAAAAGACTCAAGTCCATAACGATGATGCCAAACTTCTTGTTCGTCATACTCAGTCCTCCTTTGGTGGTTCTAGAAGATACGCCCAGTGCGTCACTTGTGCGTACTTTTCGCCAAACTCGCTTTTCTCGAAATCGCCTTCCTCAAATACTCCAATAAGGGCTTGCATAGAAACAAGCACCGCACCGCATCGCAATCGTTAGGTGAAAGCCCTTCTTTTTTAATGGAGTGCCAAACAACTTTGCTTTCGCTCATAGTGTTCTCCTATACCATCGGAAACGCCATCCAATGCGTCACCGTCACATCTTTCGGCAGTCTCTCGCCTATCTCGTCCCAAAACTGACCATCTGCGTAACAGCCAAGAAAGTACGCTGTTGGCGAGAAGCCTTGCAACATTTTTCCATCTTTATCACGCCACGTTTTCTTAGTTGCAAGCAACAAAGGCTGCGTCCGTTCTCGTGGCTGTTCGCTTGCCGGATGCCATATCGTGCTATTCACTCAATCACCTTCCCATACACCATCCGGGCGCATTTTTGCAAATGCAAGCAGTCCGTACAGCGCACGCTTGGCATTTCCCTCTGTGGCGTGCCAGTAGTCGTCATCGTCCACATCGTCACCTAGTGCGGAGATGGCCTTTTCAAGCATCGGGATGCTCTCTGCGCCTGTTTTGCCATAGATGGAGCGGATGCCGCCCTCACCAAATACTTCTGGTCGATAGTAGAAGTGACCGTAATTATAGGTGACGTTGAGCCACAGTTCTTTTGTGCCGCCCATAGCGCGCATACCACCAGCGATAAAATGCGTGCTATCCGCTTTGAGCGGTTCGTGCGTTACAGGGTCGCACAGCGAAATATCATAACTCATTTTTCTTCTCCCATTCTTTGCAGCCACGTTCATCCCACATGAAGTCTGCAACGTGTTCTGACTGGTCGTTCACGCACACGCCCTCCGGCTCTGCGTACCATTTGCAAGAACCACAGGACGGCTCAGATTTGTTCTCGCAGGATTCTGCTGTGCATCGGATAGCCTTGCCAGCAGAAAACTGCTTGATGCCCATGCAAGAGCAATGTTCGGTGGTGCAGTAAACGTCCATTATCTCTCCCCTCTATTTCTCCTTCTGTTGGCATTGAACCGTCCGATCACTCGCTTATACTCTGCATAGCACTCCGGGCATAGGTCGCCTGTGTCCCTGCGCCATCCCCAGTCTTTGAAGTATTCGTCAGGGTTCATCATCCTGCAGCCCAGAACTGCTCCGCAGCGGTCGCATACTCGCTTGTGGTAAATTCCTCTGTCAGTCTGCATTAGTCTCTCCTTGGTGTTAATCGACTTTCGTTACAACGGTATCTGCTCCATTGACAGTGACCCATCCGTGCTTCAGTCTGGCTTCAGCTTCTTTCATCTGAATCAGTTCCGGTGTGATAGATTCGGACACAATACGGTTTGATTCAGCTTCTGCTTGAGCTTCGATCACTTTCACATCGGCTTCCGTCTGAGCTTTCACCTTGTCCGTCTCAGCCTGTGCAAGAGCGGTCTGCTTGTTTAGTTCAGCAATCTCAGCGTCCTGTTTTGCTTGTTCTTTTGCTCTAATCTTTTCGGTGAGGGTGTCATCCAACTCTACGTCAATCACGAGGGCGCTTGAAACGTTGATTCCGTATTCATTGGTAAGTTTTTCATTCAAATAGTTTGTGATTGCATTGTTTACTTCCGTTTTCTTTTCGGAGTAAATGTCCATTACAGAAAACTGCGGCGTAACTTCCTTGACGTAGGCGATAATGCTGTTCTGAATACGGCTTTCCACAAGCGTTTCGCCATCCATCCCATTAAAACGGCTGTAAAGTTCAACAACACGGTCTGGAATGAAGTTATAATTTACGGTAAGGTTTACTCCAACCATTCCACCGCTTGCGGGGGCATCAATGTGCCAGTCCGCGTGTTCTTTTGCGTTATAATCTGCTGGGTCGTCCGAAAAAATAAGTTGCTGCTGGCTGATAGGAAACTTGCTAACGTGTTTCATCGGTGAAAGGAAATGCCAACCCTGTGACAAGGTGTTCTGCTCAACGCCCCGTGCCGAATAAACAACTCCAACATAACCAACAGGCACTCTCTCCAAACACAGCAAAAGAACCACTGCAACAAAAAATGCTGCTGCCACAGAAGAAATAATAGTTGCTACTTTTTTCATATTTTACTCCTTATCGTTAAAATTGTTGATAATCAAAAAAGCTACCGCCCAAGATAATAAGAAGAAAGTTATGAGTTCTTTCATTCTTCCGCTACCTCTCTGTACTCCACTTCAATCTCCTTCGGCAAAGCCGTCTGGTACTTCTGGGCGAGCTGTTCTGCGCTCTGGGCATCGCCCAACGGCTGTTCAGGCGGTGCAACGGTGACTTCCACGTTGTCACGCATACCAAAGTAGTTCTTGGCTCGGAAAATCCACTCTGCCGGGTTCTCCTGGCCATACATACCGTTGTACGCCCACATGGACTGCATTTGCAGAATCAGCTTGAGAATGTACTTCTGCTGCAAGCTGTCGTCACGGCGTTTGCCTGTCATAATCTGTCTCAGGCTAGGCCATTCGATGCCTAACACCAGTGCAATCCATTCCACCACAGGGGAGATTCTGGCTTCGATGCAAGCGTCAAAAAAGAAGTCAAGGCGTTGCTGCACTTCAATGGGGTTGTTCATGTCCACGCTCGGAAGGTCTCCAAAATACTTTGCCGCAATCATGCCGACAACTTTCTTGTCTTCTTCATCGCCGATTCTTGACTGCAAATCCCCTGTGTTCAGCATCTTAGACCTCGTAATCGCTAACTCCTGTTGTTCTTTCACCTTTTTACTCACCTGTGAGCGGATAGATTTCCGCTTGTTAAGCATCTGTTGTTTCTTTTTCTCTCGCTCTTTCTCACGCTTCGCAGCGGCTTCTTCTTTCGCCTTTTGCGCTCGCTTCTCACGCTTTTTCTTTTCAGCTTCGGTCAGCGGCGGTCTGCCACGACCACGCTTCGGGGGTGTTGCCATGTATCAGACCTCCTTCGGTGGCTTTGGGAGTGGCATCCAATGTGTAACATTTTTGAATGGGATGCACTCTCTTGCTTCACACCAACCACCGTTTGCATCATAATAGGCTACCCAGTCACCAGCTTTTTCATCGTGAACCAGAACATAATCGCTGGCAAAATCGTTTTTCGGAATATCAGGAAGTCTATCTTTAACACTAATCCACTCGTTCATACTCTCACCTCTTCATTTTCGTTTCGATGCTGTCCAGCTTCCATGCAATCTGCCAGACGGAACAGCAGTTGTCCAACTGTCGCCACCAAGCGCACTTTTCTTTCTCGCATACGCACCGCCCAAGCGGATTGCTAGTCATCTTCATTGGGCAGTAAAGTTCGTTGTCCATTGGTTACTCTCTCTCAATATGCACTTTAGCTCTTTGAACGTTTTCTGAACCGACAAAACTTTTGAACGAACCGTTTTTCAAATTTACAGCGTTATAAATCAGCGTAGTAAAATTTCCGCTTGCTACCGTAGTTGAAACACTCTCTGTTTTCATGTAAAGTTCCGAATGATGATAAAACGCTTCCGCAACATCAATGTCGCTAAACGGCATTGGAATATCATTTATTGATTTAATTTCCATACTTACTTCCACCCCATCGCAACAGTCGTACAAACGGCCAGACACACGTTGATGAACAACCAGACGAGCATTGCCTGCCGTTTTTCAAACAGGCTGTCTGCCGTGTCTTTGATTGTCCGTTCAGATTGAACCACCACCGCCAGCAAGACTAAGCAGACCAGCCAGCGGGTTACAAATTCAAACATTGTTAGCTCCACCTTTCCCTCAGCTCTTTTTCGACCTGTTCTGACTTTGCGGTAATGTAATCTGCAAACTCGTCAGGGGTCATGTTCTCGTTCTTGAACTGCCCGACCATCTCCCAGTATCTGTCACCAATGCGGATGATTTTCTGCACCTGTTCATCGGTCAGGTCTGCATCGCACCGAAGGTTCTGAATCAGTACGCCCCATGTGGCGGCGATGCCGTCCAGAGCCATGCGAAAGCCGTATAACTGGTTCTGCCGTGCGATTTTGCGGAGGTTGGCTGACATTGCCTGTTTGCCAGACGAGGGGCGGTTTCTGCGCTTATTCATTTGACTGCTCCTTTGCCTCTCTTAGTAGTATTCAATTTCAACTAAAGATGTGGACACCAACTCAAAGCGTCCATCTTCCAGGGGGATGCGGAGCAGCTGATAATCACGTTCAGCAGATAGCTGGTCAGGTAGAAGCTCTTCGAAGTCATTCACGGTGATGGTATACTTCGGATGCCGTTCGCTGCCGTTTCCCGCATGGTCGATTTTCGGGGAATAGACTGTAACATGGTAGCAAGGGTGGTCAGCAGTTTCAGTTTTAGTTTCAGCAGATACCGAACTACATGATGTAAATAACAATGTAAGCATCAGCGTCACAGTTGCTATTACAAAGCAGATAAAACGATGATTCACTTTGATTTTCATTTTAATTATTCCTTCATCTTTGCGCCACAGTTAGGACAATAATCAAAATCCGATACACGTTCATACGGCGAGAGTTTGTATTCTGCTCTGCACTTGTCACACTCGATTGAGTTGCTTTCATGGTCGTAAATCCATTTTGCTTGTCGTTCCTGTTCTCCTTTCAGCCAGTCGTTCAGCTTTGCCATGCAAGAGGGGCAAAGAACAACCGTTTCGTCTTTTATCGAGTAAATCCCTTTATCATCGCCAGAAAGGCACTTTACAATAGAATTGCTTTCAAATTGGTCAAGTTCGTCATCAAACGGTGTCATGTATTTTACATCGTTGGAAAGCAGAAACGCTTCACCGCATCTATCGCAAACCATTGTCATTTTCACCACAACTCCCAACTAGCCTTGAGTTCTTTTCCGATTTCAACAGAAAGTTTCTTGATGATGATTCTTGCGTGTTCATACTGAGCTTTTACACCGTATGAATAATCTGTGACAACCTTCTTCGGGCTTTCATTGCTTCTCATTTTCTTTCTAAGGTTTTCTTCGTTCTCCATAAGAAGTTCGCTTTGGTACAGCCCCAAAAGCCTTACCAATTCTTGTTTTTCAGACAGTTGCATTTTCTTTCTCCAATCTTTCCAGTAGCGCATCCACGTCATACCGCCAATGGACACGCAGCCTTTTTGCCTTGACCTCTATCCCCTCTTGCTCTGCCCACTGCCAAGGTATGCTCTTGCGGCTCTCGTTGTAGCGGAACGCTAGAACTTTGCTGGCAGGGATTGCAAAGGTGCGGTTGACCGCTCGGTAATTGACTATCACATGGGCGGTCTGACCGCTGTACCCCATTGCATCCACCATGTCCGTGATGTGCTTTTCCTTACGGTATTTGCACTTTGCCTTGTCGTACTTTCCGAACACCTTTTCCAGAGGGATAGAGGGCGTTTCAATGGTTTTTAACTCAAACAGGTGGTTCATCGGGTATCGGTACACAAGGAAATCGCAGATGTTGTCGATGGAGAAGGACAGGTTTTCGTTGCCGCCGTAGTAGGTGGCGGCACTGTCTTTCAGCCGATAGCACCACGCATCCTTTGGCACGGACGCTTTGAAGTCTGCTTCAAATTGCTTGCCGGTATTCATGTGTAAAGTTCCTCCACATAAAACCAGGATTGCGGTGGCCGCTCAATATCTACAGGCTCATAGCCAAATTTCGTTGCCCGCCGCCTTGTAAAATCGCTCAACGGTCGTGGGCGGTCGTAAATTTTCAAGTTGGAAATGTGCCAGCCGTAGCCGCCACGGCCTTCGAGATATTTTTCGGCGGTTTCTTCGCTCAGGCAGGCCGCTTTGAGCAGGTCAGTCGCAGGCTTATACTGCAATTCTAGCCCCGGCCCAATAATGTGTAGCTTGGGCAAAGCCCCGCTTCCCGTCGGCCTTACATGGCGGATGACCGTAGTACTACAGCAAGTAAACTCGCCGATGACCTTTCCGTCAGCCGACATGAGGCCGCTTTTTTTCACACCGGGAATATCGACAAAGTGTGTACTCTTGGTGCAGTAGATATAGCACTTGAACGGCTTTTTCAGATTTGGCTCTGTTTTGCGGATTTCCACGGTCTTCTGCCCACCTGCAATTTTGTTACACCACTCTGGACGAATGCTAATAAGTACGGCTTTGCTCATCCTCGTTCACCTCTAAATTCACTTCCGAGATACCGTTTCTTTCCACGTTCCCGGTGTTTGTCCTCGCAGTTGCGGTGGTACACGCTCTGGCTGTGGTTCAGCTCATGCACGAACGCCTTGCGCTCCTCAAAGTCTTTCTTCTCTGCCTTGTACTTCTCGCAAGTGTCGTGGCAGGCTTTGTGGCGTGATGTACAGTTGAGACAACAGGTAATCATTCTTCGCCGAATCTCCTTTTTGTAACGGCAATGCAGAAGCTATCAACTTCGCTCGCCCATCGTGCCGTACCGTTTCCATAAGTCTTTTGCCAAACAAGCGGAAAGCCGCCTATACCATCGAACAGACTGCCTAGCGTGGAATTTTCGCTCAGATAAGGCTTCATCTTCTGTGCAATCCAGAACCACTGAGGAAGTGCAATGGAATTTCCAAGCGCTTTATAGCGCGGACTGTCCGTCGGCTTGTGCTTCTTACCCTTTGTGTCTACCCACTCTCCGATATCTGTCCAGCCGTCCGGGTAGCCTTGCAGACGTTCGCATTCCGTTGGGGTCAGTCTGCGGACTATCCACCTAATTTCCGTTTCCGTTAGGACGGACTGCTGATTTTGCCCCGCTTTTTCTCTTGCAGCCAGCGCTGGAAACGTTCCGTTCTCGCTATATATCCTCCGAGCTTGATTATCCCACGGTGTCAAACAATCTTCCGGTTCTGTTACGATTGCCGTGTAGTCTGTGATTCTGCTTTCGTGGTCTCCCGTAATGGTCGGAACTATCTTTCCATTTCCATTACCTCTTGCGTCAAAAACTCTGCACCTTACCAGCATATCGTTGTAAGCATCCTGTCCATTGTAGCTTCCAGCGTGAGCGCCGGGCGAAAGGGTTCCTGTTTTGTCTTGAATCGGAATCGGCTGAACGATGGCAAGTCCTCCCTGATTCTTCGTTGGGTTTGCGTCAGAGCAGTCGAGCGTTTTACTTACACCTGTTTCATTGAACCCGCTGTACGGATTTGCCGATTTCATGCTGTTACTTGACAACGGATTTATGGAATACGCAACTGCATGACGGTCGATTGTGTTCAGTGTATAGCCCACTTCTTCTTTTGCGCCCAAGCCGTTCGCCACTGCCGTATCGGCTCTGTCAACAATGTTTCCCGCAATGCAATAGCACACGCCGTGTTCATGCCGTGCCTGTAGAGTAAAGGACGGGTCTCCATTCTTTCCAACTCCAAGACCTGTTTTTTCTCCCATCGAGATGTGTCTTGTAGCGATTTGTGTGTTTATTGGGATTATCTCCCCGGCTTGCACTAGCTGGAAAATCGTCTGGTCTTGGAGTGTCGATAGCGTCCCGACTTTTTCTGTTTGCACAAGTGCGCCCTTTCCGCCCCCGGCACAGCCAGAGCGGATTTTAAGAGAGTACGCAGCTGCTTCTCTGCTTTCTCTCTTATCCGTTCTTTCCTCTCGTTCAGAGCGGCCAGCTTCTCCCGTCTTATCCGTTTCTGTTCTTCTGCAATCAGCATTTCCATCGCCTTTGCGGCCGCGCCCGGCTCCCACCACTCCATCATTTCCAGCAGGGCAGTTTGCAGTAAGTCCGGCAATTTCTTTCCACGCCGGGATGCGCGAATCAGGATGCCTTGACAGGCTCGTTCGCTCAAATAGTATTTCTCCGGCGCGTTGACCTGCAAAATCCACGACAAGAGCGATACGTTTTCTTCTCTGGGGCACTCCCCAGTATTGAGCGTCAAGCTGTCTCCAAGCCAAGCTCCATCCATTTCCGGCGATTGCTCCAGCTTTGCTCCATCTGCCCCCCCTACCCGAAGGTCGAGGAATTGAAACGTCTGGCTGTTCAATGCGGGCAAGTTCTTCCAGCACGGCTCTGAAATCTTCTCCTCCGTTGGAACTGAATGCTCCTGGTACGTTTTCCCAAACAGCGAAAGTTGGATACAGTCCATTTGTGCTTGACCTCATTTCTTTTATGATTCGAACCGCTTCTATGAATAGCCCGGAGCGTTCTCCGGCAAGTCCAGCCCTGCGTCCAGCAATGGACAAGTCCTGACATGGGCTACCGAACGTGATGCAATCCACAGGCTCTATCTTGTCGCCGTGAATCTTTGTAATGTCGCCCAAGTGCTTCATCTTTCCAAACGCCCGTCCAGCCAGATAGCGCAGCTCTTATATAAGGTAGGCGATCAGTCTCTAATGAGCCAATGATTTCCGTTTGAATCAATCCCGGTCTTGTAATTTCGCTTTTGGCGATTATTCAAATACGCATGATTCTTTCCTAGAAAATTTGAAGCAGCTTTTCTTGTTCCAAAATAGTGGATTTCCCCCGTTGGAGAAATAAGAGCAACTTCTTTGCTGCATTTATCGTAAAGACCTTCTTGAAATCCTTTTCTTATGTTTTCACTTCTTGTTATCCACTCCAAATTTTCAGGTGTGTTGTTTGATGGGTTTCCATCAATATGATTTACAGTCAATTCAGGCTTGTAACCATCAACCCAAGCCATTGCAACAAGCCGTGAAACAAGCATTGTTTTGTGTGTTCTATCTTTCCAAAGTTCTACTCTCTCGTCAGTGTAGCCTTTTGAGTTTCGGCATCTTTTTTCTTTTTTAGGCTGGATAATTCTTACTTGCCAAGTCCGAACTCTGCATCCAGCAGAAAAAGTCGTTTTGCCCGGTGCGCTTCTGATTCTTCCAAGATTCGATGCTTGATAAAGCCCTTCGTATTCTGGAATGTCTTTCCAAAGTTCCTCCATCTATTCCTTTCTCGCCTTTTGTCCCGGTAGCGTAACCGTTAGTCAAAAGGGAGATCAGAACTGTCGTCAATCACAGAGAAGTCATCTGCGTTTCCCTGCGAATAGTTCTGTGGTGCATCCTGCGCCCGATCGGCGGGTTTGCTGTCAGACTTGCCACCGCAGAAGTCAACCTTGTTCGCCATGATTTCCGTTGCGGTGCGGTTGCTTCCCTGCTTGTCGGTATACTTCCGGGTCTGGATGCTGCCAGTCACCAGAATTAGGCTACCCTTCTGGAACCACTTGGAAACAAACAGCGCCGTATTGCCAAATGCGGTGCAGTTAAAGAAATCGGTTTCCTTCTGGCCGCCACTCTGACGGTCGCAGGCAATGCTGAACGTGCAAACATCCTTTCCAGACTTCGTGACCTTAGCTTCAGGCGTGTGAACCAGACGCCCCTGAATTGCGATAGAGTTGAGCATTGTTTAGCCCTCCTTCGGCTGTTTCTGAGCACAGTCCCAACACAGGACGCGCCCAAAGCGTTTCTTCGTGCTTCTTGCAGTTTCCAGCGGAGTGACTGTGCGGTTGTTGTACTGAATAGGCTGCAACTGCTTTCCGCAGCAAGCGCATGGGGGGATGGTTTCCGCTTCCATTTGCTTCTGCGCAGGCTTGTTTGACCTGCTTGTGGTCTGTTTCTGGTACTCGTCCGTGTCAGCGTCCTTTGTATCGTCAATGCAAAACAAACCGTTCAAGGCGTACTTTCTGGCGTAGCTACTAGACGTTCCAGTCACTTGCGCTGCATCCATCTTGGTTTTTTGCTCCGGTTCTCTTGCGTAAGCAGTAACCGTTACGCATCCACCATCCAGAGTTTCCACCTTTGCGGTCGCTTCGATGTAATGCCACCCCTCTAACACTTTAGGTTCATCAGAAAGGGTAAGAAGCAAACCGTGTTCTTTCAAAATTGGTTTGACTGCTTCCAAAATATCCTCACAAGAGCGATACTTGTAACCGCCAAATGTGTTCATCTGCCCCTTCGGGGCTTTCAGCTCTGACTGAACAGCCATCAGAGCTTCATGGATTTTGCTGTTATCCATACGTTTCCTTTCTACGGCTTCATTAGGCTTCATTATTCTTACTTCGGCTTAATACGGCTGTATAAAATCAACCAGCTATCAGGTCTGCCAACTGCGCACGGAGGTTTTTCAGCTCTGCTTCCCGGTCCTCAATCTCAGACTGTAAGTCCTCAATCGCTGCCAGCCGGT